AACAGCCGCCTGAACAGGGGCGGGAGCCGCCGCGACCGCTGCCGTGGATTCCTTCACAAACCACGACTTGATTTCTCGGCCAATGGCTGGCGTAAATACGCCGCCAAAAAATCCAATCCCAACTGAAAACAGATGAATCATAAAATGATAGATCATTGCCGTTCTCCCCTCAGAATTTATTCTCNATCCACATCTACAACGTCACTCGCGATTCGCGATTCCTTGGGTCCAGCCCTTGAGCTTCCATCTCCGCTTTCCGCTTCAGATAACTCACAATCGGATAGCTGTCGTCGGGCAAGATGTACTGTTTGTCGTCTTCCCCGATATGCAAGGGGAGGACGCCGCCGTGGGCCAAAATCACATGCCCCGCTTCAGTCATCTTTTGGCACAAATAGAGATCGTCTGTTCCGCTATCGCCAGTGATATTGATCTCTGATTCCCCGATCATTTCTCGCCGACCGGGCTCGCATGTTGAGAAATCTTTAAACCAAGGTTTCGGAAGCGCTTTCAGTGCGCTTAAGCGAACCATCATGCAGCCCAGGCCCAATCCAGCGCACGGAAAAATGTCGCCCAGGGTCCAGTTCCAAAACGGCCCCGCCCCAAGCTCCTTGAACACAATCGGCGACGGCTGGGCCTCTTTCGTGCAATAAATGCCGCCACAAATAGCAGCTTCAGGATGCTGGGAAAGCACGTACCATAGCGACTGAATCGCATGCGCGGGCGGCACAGTGTCGTCGTCAAAGCACATCATGTACTCTGCGCCAAGAGCGATGGCCTTCTCGGCCAACGTCTCTCTTTGTCGATCCCGAGTAAAAGCAGGATCATCCGATCCCTTTTTATTAATGAACCACGCATGATGCATACCGACTGGGTAACTCAACGTTGCCAAAGACATCGCCCACTCGATAGGAACCCGGCGTCCACTAGACGGGACGACCACAACTACACCCATGCTCGTTTTGCTCATTTCACGCTCCGAATAAAAAAAAATTGCCAACCGCCAGCAACCAACAATTACAACTGGAAGCAGTCATAACTCCGGGCTGCAGGCGTCGCCGAAGAAGCCGACAAGTTTCCAAAATCAAACCGCAGCAATCCGGCCTTACCAAACGACAGCCAAGTCACGCTCCCGTCCGTAGTCGAAGACCCCTTGGACAAGTTGAACGCAGAGTATCCGATGAACGTGGCCGCCGTGCTGGCCGAAGCCAATTGCGTAGCCTGAAACAGATAACCGTTCATCACCATATACGTACCCGGTGCAACGCTCGCCTGGGTATAGGTAGAACTCGGAGGATTAGCGCCTCCCTGCGGCTGATTGGCCGCGCCTGGATAAACGGGCTGAATAAAGTCAAGCCGATTCAGGGTGATCCCCGCCGTTTCAGGAACGCCGTCACTGCACATACTCTGAACCGATTTTTGCTGTTTCCACTGCGAACCCGTGTTCGGGATAATGGCATAATACTCAGCCGTATGCTGTGCCGCAATCGACGGCAGCGCAGGCTGAATGCCCGAAAAATCCACAACAGCGGGCGCGGCTCCTGTGCCGTACACTTCCAACAACACAGAAGTCGTTGCAACAAGATAGCCGATCTCACTGCCCTCGTTAGTCGAAATAGCTGCCGGAGCGGGCGAAGTCGAAGTCGACGCTGAATTCAACAGCGCGGCAGTCGTCGTGCCCGTGGAATAAATCTGCCACCCAATAACTTTTTGCTGCCCAGTTGGAACAGTGGGCTGCGCAACAGTTACGCCCCCGCTTGCAGCAGTGACCGCGACAGTCGCCGATGCCGACGCGAGAGAAACACCCTCTTGCGTGATCCACGTTACTTGCACAGTTGCTGTGGTGGTAGCCAAAGACCCTGACCCCGCATGATACGTAAGTGACGGAGCCGCAGGAACAGGTGCGCCAAAATCCGTTGCAGCGATGGTATAAAATGCACCCGGTGCGGCAGAAACATACGCCCGGTTATTGTATCGTCCAGCCATTGTAGTGTCCTTTTTCTGGTGGGAACCACCAGGGTGCCCGCCACTCTTCTGGCTGGGCCTCTACTTAAGATTCATAAGTCACAAAACTCAACCCATTTTTATAAGTAGAGGACGAAATAGCAGCGCCTTGTATCCGTGCGTCGTGCGTAATTGTTCAACCAACTGTCCGTCCGCATCGTAGTCCGCAATATTCGGATACCGCCCAAACTCCCGTTTAATTATCATGCCCCCTGAATCACTGCAGTACCGCATTGGCGGACAGAAAAAATGCAGGCCGCCCCAGTTGGGCTTCAGAATCGGAAAAATTGCCCAATCTTCCGTGACGATTTTCAGCGACTCTAATGCTTGGTCGTCCGCAAAATAGTTGTCATCGTCCAAATAGTAGAGGTAGTCTCCCGTCGCGTGATCCCACGCATTGTGGCGACAGGTGTTCCCCCAATTTTTATGTGCCCGGTCGCACCAAAAAATTTTTCGCTGGGGGTGAATAATTGACGCGGGAATCTCTCCCGGCACCCCATCCACCATAATAATGTGTTCCCAATCTTGACAGAATTGACTATCGACAGAAGCGCACGCTCGCACGAGGGATGGACGCAGAATCGTCGGCGTGATGATAGAATATCGTGGCATTTCCTAGTCCCGATACTTGGTGTGCATGATACGAAGCCAGTCGCTATCGCGATTGTATTGATGCACAAGAACGAACGGCTTTTTCCCATCTGGAGTCAACACTAATTGATTTGACTGGTCAAAAACTGGAACGGCGTCAGTAAGAGAGGCCGCCTCTCGGCCAATGGGACTGTGAAAACCTGCGGTATCGAAAGCCGAACAGGTGGCGGTCCATCCATCCTGCATGGATGGAACGAACGTCTCGAACCCATCGCGCCGCAAAACATAGTTTAGAAATGCCTGATCGCTTCCCCATATTGGTTTCTCGCAGACAAGATCATAGACCCGGCGCAACGCACGATACACCGCCTCCGCATCTCCCGCAACAGTGCCGCCGCACAAAACCTCTTCTTCACGCAACCACGAATAATCATTCGGCAATGCGGCTTTAACCCAAGGATCGTTGAATTGAGTTTCATCTTTGATACGCCAGCACTCGCGGGCAGCAATAACCTCGCCGGGTTTCGCGTACTGATCTAACCACTCGGAGGGGTTACGCTGAAATATTTGATCCCCCGCGTCGACCCAAATCACCGAACGGTAATAGTGCCGATCCGATTCCAGAAATTGCAAGAGCGGCACGAAACGATCCTTAATCACGAAGGTGGGGGAGTGAGGTTTCGAAAAAGGAATGACAATGAAATCTCTGGCGCGGGCGCAATCGGCGGCAAAAGTTGAAATATTATTCGCCAACAAAACCGCATCGCCCGAAAAACCAGACTGGGCGAGAGAGACCACAAAAGGTCTCAACTGATCCCACCCATATCCGCTTACCGCAGAGATCACCAAATCAGGCTTGCTCATTAAGCCCTCCGAAATGATCCGAAAAATCAGGAATGCGATTCCAACTGCAGCACTATTCGGTAGTCCTTATGGGGCTCCACGAGATACGCCTTTCCTCGCGGGTTCTTATCGTCCGCAGGACCAATTCGCCATTCGCGAGGATGAATCCAGTCCCCGCATACCACGCAAATTCCTCGCGGCTGATGATCCGGCTGATTGTGCACCAAGTTGATGGACGACCGCCCATTCGCATCGAGGTGAGGACATGCGTCCCGCCGAGCCTGGGTGACTCGCTGAATCTCTGCCTCATCTTGCTTGGACTTGAGTGACTCACGCAATTCGCGAGCCAGCTTGGCCGGGTCCTCGTACGGCTTATTCGCTTCCCGCAATTTCTCCGGGGTGAGAGCCATATCCTTGAGGACTGGCACTAAGCCCTTGAATACTTCGTTGACCGCCGCCTGCACGGCCATTGAAACTGTGGAATTGATAACCCCCAACGCTTCCGGCGAAAGGGCTGAACTGCGATTGTTGTCATGCTCTGGCATTTGACTACTCCTCATGATGAAAAGCTCAACTTGCTAGGTGCTCCTACACTCATGGAGGAATAAGTCAAAAACTTGTAATAAGATGTCAACAACTCCCAAATACATTGGCGATGTTTCGCTGAAAAACTTCGTCCCCGCCATGCCGGATATCTTGCGTCACTTCTTGCCAGCGTTGATCATTCCACGCATCGTTCGGTTCTCCAAATTCCTGCAGCACCTGCTCCCAGGTGATCGCACCTTTCATTAAGCAATAGATCAGCACAGTACGCCAGCCGCGTTTCTCTTCGGTCGGCAGATCGCGGTCATCAACCAACGCATAGCTGAATTCTGTCAACCACCCTTTCGGCAGACCCGTCAGAAATTGCACGCGGCCAAGAGCGGACGTATACAGGCCCCAGTCGTCGGGAAAATTAATTTGAGCCTGCACAAAAATGTGGGGATTCAAATTCTGAAGCCGATAGATCAGATCGCTGCTGTGAATCATCTCACCACGCCGTCGATTCCAATCCTTGAACCAGGAGTGATCGCTCTGGCGATATCTGACGAGCAAGGGTTCTAGCGTCTGCTGAATATATTTCTCTCGTGCTTCTTCCCAAGGTAGAAAGTCATCCGGTTTAGCGTGTTTAAGCCGCTCAAACGTCTTCTGCTCGTAATATTCCGCCGACCATAAATCTGCCGCCATCGTCCCTCCAAAATTAAAGCGGCACCGCTTCAATGGGTGTTACCCTCTGCGGTGCCGCTCAGTGCTACCTACTTTATATAAGTGTCCTGATCTTGTAGTGTGTGGGGTTTAGAGAGTATGCTTCATGTGGCACCTCTTTTCGAGTGTGACATTCAAACCTGAACCGATGATACCAAAGGCGAGCCATATTGTCAAGACTCTTTTATCGAGTCAACCAACCGCTGCCAATCCACAAGAGCCTGGGCCTGCTGGCCGCCCGCACCACAAGTGCACGGAATGGCGGGCGAACCTTTCGGACACCGATTAAGTTGGTGCCCAACACTTCTCGCCAACGCGTTGCCAAGCTCGATCAGCTTTTCTTCGAGAATGGTCATCGTTTTCTCTCCCAGTACCACCGATCCCACAACCCGCCCAGGGCCGTCACCACAAAAAAGATCACTATCAAAAAGAATTTCACCATTTGACTAATCCTTCCGCCAAAAACTTTTTATCAAACTCCGTAAGAGCGGGCAAAGATACGGTCTCCTCTGGAACGGCGGCAGGCCGGGAAGTTTTCGCACCAACAGATTCTGCAGGGCCGCGATAGTGTGCCGACTTCACAATCGTCTGGCCGATCCAACCCGCAAATTCGGCAGGATGAAATTTATCGTTGTGGCCGTTTACCGTCCGAGCCAACTCATGCGTGCCGTCACCATAAAAAAATTTCTCACAGTAGGTGCAGTAATATCTGTGCGGGACGCCCATCATGTTATCCTTTCTTGGTGGGCCTGATCGACACCACGTACGCAGATTCCAAAATATTTTTCTTCAGACATTCGCTACAGGTCGTTTCGTCCTCGTCGTCCACTCTGGTTCCTAAAGCGAACGTCTTTTCCGTCAAATGCCCATGCTTGCATTTAAACTGAAAAACATTTCGCGCAGCTGTCATGGCCCGTCCCCTAGAAAATGTGTCGGTGTACTGCTTTGGTTTTATACGCCCCGTTAATTCTGGAGAGGCGTTGCCGCCCGCCGACAGGCTCAAACTTTTAAGAAAGATTAATCCTCCGCACCCATCCCCGCAAGTTAGATGCCTCGTTCGGGTTGTTTGCCGCTACGCTCGCCGCATGAGTCCGAAGCTGCTGACGAAAATCCGCGAGCAAGAGCAAACTATTATTGTTGTTGGTCGCGGCCAGAGTCTCCGGTCCAAAATTCATATCGGGAGGTATGTACAGGGCCTCCTGCAGGCATTTTATGGCAGTCCCCACACCAAATAGCACACCCATGTCGGCCAACTTATTAGCCACAATCTGAGAATTGATTTGGCTGTAGAGCGGCTTCCAATAATGCTCGATGTAATATTCGACCGCCTCATCGGGCGTCAAATCCTTGATGACCTTTCCGGGCATATCCAGTGCAGTGATCCCGTACTTGGTGCCGACCAGAGTTCCGATCCCGACCTGGCCGCTGGACCAGTTAGCTCTATCTTTCGGATCGTCCTGATAGCCGCCTTCGTGGTCCTGATCAATCGTGATCAAAAAAGCTGTTCTTGCGTCTGCCATCTGTTCCTCACAAACCTATAGTACCAAAGTACTCTTGCATTGTCAACAAGATTCAGGTATTATTGCGTATGGCCAAACCTTCAACTCCACACGAGCCCGAAGAATGCTGGAGCCAGCCCCACGTTTGCTCGATCTGCGGGGCTGAATGGGATTGTCTGTACACATTGTGCTGGGAGTCGTACATCTCTACTTGCGAAGCTTGCCCATGCGGCCCGATGGTCTGCGGCTTCACCGAACCGTTCAAACTTACTTGAGCCCGTGCTTTTTCCTGAAAGCTTTCACCGAAGCCACAAAGTTTTCTGCAGCCACCTGCGTCTCAAAGCGGGCAATGTAATTGATCATTTGAGCCGCCCACAGCAGGGAGGGGCATTTGCCCGTGGGCTCTTGCCAGATTTCAAACCGAGCGTGCATCGCTGGCCCCCTGGTTCTCGGAATCCGTCTCGGATATGGCGACGACCGCCGTTTCATTCCCGACTGTTGCCATTTGTGTCGGTGAATTCCCCGTCTCCATATCCGATTCCGGATCACTGCTCTCTTGTGGTTATAAACTATCTGACAAACTCATAGCCCGATTACCTGCGTGGGTAAACACAAACCGAACTATGCGGCCTGTGGACCGCAGAGGCACGATCTTAAATTCCCACCACGGATATAGTTGGTCTAACCGATCCGCGATGTTCATCAGCATTTGATCCACACTGTCATCATTGAATCCCTGGCGAGGAGGAGCATGCTGCACGAACAATTTCGGCGGCATCACATTATCAGGATATACCACCTTCACTTCAATTTTCCGAAACAGCCGATTTCCATTCTTATCGGTCAGCATTGATCCGCTCCCGTTGAACCTCGATAGAGTCGACGGACATGACAACCGTCGCTGCGAAAGTTTTCCAACTCCTGATTTGCGACACCAGTCGCGTAAACGCCGCCTTCGCGGGCCGCTCGTCCGCGAAATTGTAGCCTCTCGATTGATTCCCTAACGGCATTTCAACACAAACATTCAACATCTCGACACCCTCTCAGAAATGTATTGCGGGTGCTGGGACCCTTAAGCGTAGACCCCACTACATCCCAGCATGCTGGGCTCTACTAGGTTCCACCCACAAATTGTTATGCGTTCTGACCGGCACCCTCTTCTATCACTCGCTCCACCTTCACAGACATATTGCGATTTTCTACTTCGTAGACGGAGCGGAACTGTTCAATCTGTTCGTTCAGTTTTGCGATCTCCGCTTGGCTGGCCACCAACTGGTGTGCAAAGTTGTCGCGGTCTCGCCGAGTGGTCTCCAACGCCTCGTTGGCCGCTTCCAGCATGAACACCAGTTGCTTTTGTTCCTTTTCCTTTTCTTCGAGGGCCTGAATCCCCAACTGAATGATGGTGGTATTTTGAGCCATCAGAGTGTTCACGGCATCGTACCGCAACATCAAAAATCGCTGGTCATCGGCAGTCACAGCCAAACGGTTCGCCAGGTTCTTGCGAATGTCCAGCAAAATCTGCTCGTCCGAGCGAGTTTCCACAGCCTTTTTTCGGTCGCCTTTCTTGACCGCTATTTCTGCCACCTTCCCTACATTATGTCCCATCACTGCCTCCTAAGTTTCAAATTAAGCAGGAAGGGTAAAAGAGGCGAGCCGCCTGCTTAACGACTCACCCCTCACTTGAAGCAGTCTAAAAATATTCTCTCACAACAACCCGTAAATGTCAAGCGGCAATCTTGAAGAAAAATGGGGATTTCGATCCCGATGCTGGTACCTGTGACATTTCTCACAAATGAAAATGGAATTTTCCAGCGAAATTTCCCCGCCCTTTCCTCGGTGCTGCCGCTCGTGCATGTGCCCCGTCAACTCAATCACAGGACCCAAGCACAATTCACAAGCACCCTTCGATCTTAAAAATAATTGATGCCGAATCTCATGCACGGCAATTTTACGAGAAACCTGCGTCATCAACCCTTTAAAATCATATGCATCTTTTCTGTTTCGAAAAATCCTAATGACTGTGCCCTGAGAATTCAGTTCAGCGTAGACCCAGCGGTCCTTCATTGCCCGTCTCCTGAATGAGCACTCAAAAATTCCATCGAGAATTTTGTCATCACGTCGAGCATCTGTGCAGACTTAGAAATGGTCGCTTTAGTGATCGGTTCCGTATGCATGGCGACATCAATCGCCTGCTCAATCAAAGCTCGCTGCTCTGCCGTCACATAAAACTCCATTTCACAATCCATCCAGTCTCCCTCTTCTTCTTCCATCTTCAAAACGGTGGAGATCACCTTTTTCAAATCCCGAACGGTCGTATGAGGATCAAGAGCCGCCGTCACAATCGATGGAGGAAGCACCAATGCATAATCCTTAGCGGCCCGCAAGCGAATCGCTTTGGTGATCCCCATCTCTTCTAGCTGCTGACGCGAAAATGTATCGCTCAAATCGCGGACAGTGAGAAAATATTGTTGGAGTTGACCCGGCGTTTTGTGGGACACCTCCGCAACGCTGTTGAGATATTCTTTGAAGGTGGAATGATGAATCCGCCAGTATTGCATTTGTGCCACCTCCAACAGCAGCCAGCCCAAATGTGCATAGCCGTGCTCGCACTGGTCTTCGGCTTTGGCCATCTCGGCGGCCTGCGTCTTCACCCGATGGAGGATATTGTCTCCGTTCGCAAACTGAATTGCCTGGTCAGTGGACATAAAATCTCCTAGAGAACTTTCGGACGATGCGTCGACGGCGGTATGCCTGGTGCTCGTTTCGGCTGCGGCTTCTCCACATCCATGTCGATCTCCGGTGGAGGCGGGGCCGCTTTTTTCCGTTTCGGTTGAGGTTTATCAGAATCAGCAGGCTTCACGCACGCCCAACATGCAGCCCGCCACTTACCGTTCGAATCTTTTTTCGCATAGCCGCCTTCTTCCCCGCCGCAGAATCCGCAGACACCGCGATTTTCAGGCGACGTGTATTCTAACGCCGGGTCCATTTTTAGTGCCACAAAACCTCCAGGGGAAGCTGCAATTTCCAATTTAGATATCCGGCGATGATGTCGCCATGACATGCTTCCGGTTTGCACCAGCACCCGAGAATTTCAAAATAGCTGATTTGTATTTGAGCCAGAAGACGCAACTCCGCTTGTTCTGGTGCATACCAATACGCTGCGAATTTTTCGATGACTTGTTGGCGATCCCCATCCGGCCCAATTCGAAAAGGATTATGAAAAGGGGATGCAGGCATTCCAGCAAAGTTCCGTCCAATGTACATGGTAAAATTATCTCGTTTCGAATTGCACTTCACTACTTTAATCGACATTGAAATCCCTCACAATTTTGGGCTCGCTGTCCTCAAACGGCAATTCTGAATCCATCTCTGGCGGTGCAGCTTGAGGCGGCAAATCTGGCATCTGATTCGTGTAGGGAAGAAACTTTGCCACGCTTCCCGCGAACCACTGCAATGCAACCGCCTTTCCCGGCCCTTTCGTCCTGCATTTATCCAAACGAATTTCCGTGCGATTCTCTAAGATGTCTGCAGGCCACGTATCGGGATGGTCCCAATCGATATCACTTTTCCGAGAACGATGGATGTGATACGTGGTGGTCGCGTCGGAGGTGAATGTCTCGCTGCCCTTCGCATCCCACTGTTCAGATGATTTTCCTTTATTTCCCTGGGCGGGCTTCCGACTTTGCCCGACCACCAGAAAAATCACGTCGTATTTGCGAGAGATGTTTTTAATTCTCTGCATGGCGTCCGCTTGGGCCTTGATGTCGTCCTTCTCTCCACGACAGAGAAAATGGAGGTGATCCAACACGATTATGTTCGCACCCAGGCGACGAATCGCCCACTCCAAAGAATCCAGCACCAGGCCGATTCGATTCAGATCGGGATTGTACCCGACATAGAAGCGGGCATGAGAAGCTTGAAGTTTAGCCGCCGCCTTTTTATATTCGGCTTTTCCCACTTTCAGCCGATCCGTGCCTGTCAGATTTGCGGCAACGAGAGTTGCCAATTCAGTCACCGACAACTCAGCGGAATAATTCACCACGACCGATCCGAATTGCATGGCTTCGTACAACGCAATCTCATCCATGACCCAGGTGGTTTTTCCGCTTCCGGTGTAGCTCGCGAACACGCTCACCACGTTCCCTGGAAGGGTTACAGCCATCTCATCGACTTCCCGCGTCCGACAATGCAGGCGGCGAGGATTCTCCATTGGGTTCGAGTCATCCATCGAGTCCATCGACTCCATGATGTCATAGTAATCGGGAATAGGTTGGGCCAACGCCGCCGATTTTAACTGGTCCAGTAACTGCGTAAATTGGTCGGCATCGCCGCTACAATGCTTCAGGAGCGTGTCATTTGCGTCTTTGCACCCTTCGGGCCATCGAATGCGAAAAGTGTTCTCACGCAGTTCCTTCCACAATTTATCCATCGAAGCCGAGCCCACGGCATCGGAGTCTCCCGCGAGAAATCTGCGAGCCGCTTTCATCAACACATCTCGCTCCGCATCGGTAGGATTATACTGAGCACTGGGGTATCCGACACAAGGAACTCCAGTCTGAGAAATCACCAACGTGTCAGGTTCTCCCTCTACGATCCAGACATCTTCCAGCGGGTTCACCTCTTGCAAATTATAAAGCGTCGTGGACGTGTCTTTCGCCCGCAAAATACCCGACACTACTGCGTCTCCAACCATATCTTTTTTCGCAACCAAACTCCGATATTTCACGGAAGTGACTGTACACCCATCATCGGACAAGGTTGGAAACAGAACCCAGCCCTGCTTCGCCCAGGGATGGTTGGTCCCGCAAACTGCGGTTGCATCCTGCACAAATCCGAGATGAAACCTCTTCGCGGTCTCCATCGAAATCCCGCGATCTAAAATCCAGTGCTGCCCATCAAGAGAATGTTCCAGCGCTTTTTCTGTTCTCGCATAATCTTCCAGTTTGAACGTCACTAAATCTTTTTTGTTGTCGAGAATTTGGCCGAAGGTTTGATCGACTTGAGTTTTTCCACTCTCCCATCCCGTCACGCCCGCCAACTCCAAAACTTTTTCAACGGCCTGCGTAAAAGACACGCCATCTTTTTTCTGAATGAACTGAAACACATTGCCGTTCGCCCCGCACCCAAAACATTTATAGCCCCATGTCCCGTCATCGAGGCGGTACACTTTAAACGAAGGTGTCTTCTCGTCGTGAAATGGGCAGAGCCCCACGTATTCCGAGTTCTCGCGGCGAAGAGTCATTCGCGATGCGATCACAGGACCCGCGTTTATTTCCTGCTTCCATTTTTTCAAATCTTGATCGCTGAATTTTTTCACTGTTTGCTCCCGAACAAATCATCCACGGATGGCCGAGCAGCGTTCTCTTCTTTTTCTCTCCGCTCATCTTCCAGTTCAATTTCTCGCCGCTGCTTTTCTACCAGAGCCGCGATCAGATTTTTTTCCTGTTGATCTTTTTCGATTTGCTTGTTCCTATCCTCCTCACGTTTTCTTTGTGCCACAATAATCGCGGCACAGCCACCATCAACAAAAAAAGTTCTGCCAGCATACGGTAGTTCACGATCCTCCAATCCTCCGACATATTCCGTCAACGCATTCGTGATCTCGCTTACGGAAAATTGTGTGAGAAGCTCTGTCAAATTTTTTCGAGGAGCAGGACGATGCGTGAGTTTATACGTCAATGCTGAAATTTCCTCTACACCTGGATTCACAACCTGTTCCACTGGAGCCGAACCCAATCGAGCGTCCACAACTTTCAAATAGTCGGACAGGGGAAATCTCGGGTGCTGATCTTTCACTTCCTCGCACCAATTTTGGAAATCCGCTTTGACCGCCGATTCCCCATACGCCTCTTGGATCAGTTCGAATCGTTCCTTGTGTTGCGGCAACGCTCCCCAGGTGTTTTTTAGAACCTTGGCCGCGATCTTGTTCAGCGCCTTAATAAGCATGCTTTGCACCCTCCAGGGTGCGCCAAAACCTAAGCCTAAGCCTATACCAAAACCAAAGCCAAAGCCAAAGCCTAAACCAGCAATGAGTGTCAAGAAGGCTCAATGAGACTCATTGAGTGAAACCCCTGTTAAAGTATCTGTTTTGTTAGCGTTATCGTTTTCGCTTTGCACGCTTTTGGAAAAGTCATGTAACGAAATTTGTCGATTTTGCACGGAAATGTAAGCCATTGCATCGTCTAGCAGCCGAATTTGTTCCTTTTTTGCCAAAATGCGATCCGGTGCATTCGGAAGTAGCTCAGGGCAGCGTTCCAGGTACTTCAAACCGGGCAACCGACCGGGCTTCTCAATCCCGTTAAAGTAGCCTAAAAGTTTGCCCTGGGCCTTCCACACCCGGACCAGGCCGACCACCACAAACGCTTTTAGGATACGATACACCCCTTCCGTGGTCATATCCGGATCGATCCCAGCTTGATAGACCTTTGCCTTTATGGAATCTAAATCAACCTCGAAAACGCCGTTGGCTGCGGCCAAAGGTATCCACACAGCATAGTCTTTTCGGTACTCGAAGGGTAGCTGACGAATTTTCGAAGATGTCCAGTACCCTTCGCCGTCTAAGACGCGTTTGGGCATGTTACTCGCTCTCTTTGCTGAAGTCCAATTCATCTATTTGTTTTCGAACTAAGATTGAATCGCGAAGATTGGGATCGTTCGAGCAGATGCCCCGCATCGCACAGTTAGGACACTTCTCGTTCGGAAATCTTACTCCCGACTCCATCGGCCAGAAATCTTTTTCATTGGCCGCCGCGATGTTCACCATATCGCGTTTAATTGAACGACCGATATCTTCTGCACTTTCGGCGGTGATCAATCCCATTTTGAAATACAGCCGTTGTTTTGTAAATGCTCGTTCAGGCACATTTTTCGCGTGCCCTTCGATGTAGACAGCACGATCCGCCAGAACCGCCTTTGATTTCCCGACAAATTTGGTGTCGATCTCTTCTAAGATCGTTTTGTCTTGTGTCAACCATGCACCGAAATCATCGGTCGCCAGGACCCACGCCTCGTCCCCGCATTGAAGGCCCGCGTAGGGCTCCAGCATGGTGATGGGATCGCCCTTCGAGACCGTGCGTCCCATTTTTCTGAACCACACCCACGCAACTGGTGTCGGAGCATTTCCGGGTTTCTTGCGGACCCAGGCGTAGCTCCGCAATTGCGGATCGAGCGTGATCAGATCGGGAACGTCGTTTCCGTAGGTCTTGATATCGGCGATCAAGGGCTCGTTCGTGTCCTTCAGCGTGGCCAGCAAGTCGATGTAGGACGTGAACTCCAGCCCCGCCAGGGAGGTGCCAGGGAACATTTCAAAAGTGGTTTCAACCTGAAAATCGTGAGCAGGATTTTTCACCACGTATGGAAAAGTGGGATACTTCAGAGCGTAGAGTTTCACCATTTCCTGGCCCGTCAAATTCAAACGGTTCCAGTCCAGATCACCTTTTGAATAGGTGTACGGCTTGTCTTTGTGTTCGGCCCAAAGCCGCACGAATTCTGCCACGGCGGCTGGCGTGTCTTCTTTGTGGCGATGCCAGAAAGTGATGGCAGTTTCTAACGCCGTCCCAAAAAATGTGGCGGCCCGCTGCACCTTTTCGGCCCACCCTTGCACCCGCTCTAAATAATATTTTCGGGCACAAAAATGATAGGCTTCGCTCCCGCTATAGGAGTGCCTTGTTACAAATTGCCCTCGACTATTGATGTAGAGGTGAGATTTTCCTATACTCATACACGCTCCTGGATATATTTTTGAAATCTTTCAACAAGATTTGGCAACGCTTCGAGGGCACCCAGTCCCAAATTACATTGATAGCAAATAGCTCCCCGAAATTTCCCATTTTTGTGATTATGATCGGGTACTAGTTGTTTTTTGCGATTGCAAATTTCACATTTGTTTTTTAGTGCATCACAAAGCACCTCAAACTCTCCGAGAGTGGTCCCATATTTCCGTCTGTACAAGCGGTCTTTATGTTTTCGCTTCCCTTCTGGTGTAGCGTAAAATGCACGAAGCGCTTTATTACGGGCTTCCCGAATTTTCGGGTCTGCAAACCGTTGTTTTCTCCGTCGTCGCTCCTTTGCAAGGTATCCAGGCCGATTATGATAAGCGCGAACACAGTCATAACACCAACAAAATCGACCTCCCGCATACCTAGAATCTTTACGAAACTGGGCTACAGGTTTAGGAATGCGGCATTTAGAACAAGTTTTCATGTGGTTCTATTATAGCACGAAAAGTCTGGAAATCAAATCCAAAGTATTCAAGCAAAAAGACTCGGCTGCACCTGCAGATGCTCGACCTCTTCCGCGTGTTCTCGCAGCTTGTCTAAAATTTCGTCGGTCAAATATTTCCGAAGATACGGAGACGGAGTTCCCGCGAACGAGATGCGTAACGTCTCGATAGCACGACTGATGGCGACGAAGTAAATTCGCTTCTCTTCTTTCGGTTCGCCTTTGGGATGCGGAAATCCTTTGGCGTTGGCTCCGATCACATATACGTTTTTCCACTCGCCGCCCTTCGCCTGGTGCACCGTCGAGAGAGACACACCCCGAGGATCGTTTCGGCGATGGATCATTTTATTTCCATGCACCGCGAAATCTTTCGCCATCTTGAAATCTTTGCCAATAATCCGAAGCGTTTTCAAATTTTCCAAAGCATCGTTGTCCCGCTCCGTCCGGTCGTCCACGGCATATTTTGCCTCTAAGGTCGGCAGCACCAAACTGAACGCGGCGTCAGTTGTCAGGCCCGGATAAGCCTTCATCGCGTCGATAGCTTTGCGAATTTCCGTTTGCTTCCAGTACCCGGATTTGCCCAACAAGTGGTACCGGACGTTGTTTCTGTTGCACAGCCGCTCCAGCAGCCCCACCAGGCGATTTGTGCGGGCAAGGATAATACTATTCAGCGGGTCTTTCCGGGCCAGTGCTAGGGCCGATTCTGCTTCGGCATCATCTGTCCAATACATCTTCAAGCCAATGGACACGCCTTTAACTTCCCTGGCCGCCTGCATGCGTGCCAGCAGTTCCTTCGGCGTATCCTCTGGAGCATTTTCGCGAACAAAGTTCACGATGGTTTGCGTGCTGCGATAATTTTTTCCGAGGTAGAACTTCCGGCCACTGGGAAACCACTGTTGAAAATTGGTAATGTTATCGGGCTTCGCTCCGCGAAAACCGTAGATCGCCTGGTTAGGATCGCCAACCACCGTGATGTTGCCGTGTTTTTCGGACATTAACTGCATCATACGCCACTGCAGATCGTCCGTATCCTGGGCCTCATCTACAATCAAATATTTCGGCGACCACCGTGCCCGAAACTGAGCATTTTCCAATAATTGTACAGAATCGGCCAACATGGAGTTCCCGGTAATCAAATCGTCAGCCACGTATGTGTGGTCCGTGTCCACACTTAGAGAGTACACTTCACCATCAAACCAACACCGTTCTATGTCGGTAATATCCCCACTTTGAGGAAGTTCCATAAGACCGGGGATGATATTGCAAGCGGCCACTTTAATGAACCCGCCTTGCTTTCGGGTCCACTGTTGCATCTTCGTTCGAGGCTCAATAAAAGGACGTTCAAACAATAGTCCGTGGTCCCGTAGACATCGGTGCCCGTTTTGTGGGTCTTCGGCAGAGAAAATCCTAGAAATTGCTTCGGGACTTGGATATGACCGCAGTCCCACAAACACTGTTTGAGGTAAACCATATCGAACAGAGTATTCTGCCTCGACAGTCAAAGCCTCATAATAGCTAGGCGTCACCCGCAAAATCCACATTTTATCGGCAGTCTGATGTTTCATTCGCGTGGGCCAATTTGCATATCCTCGCGAAAAGAATTTACATTGTCCAACTCGAAAACCCACTCCCTCTTTCCACATCAAATAAACGGCGTATTGATTTTTTGCGTGAGCGGTAAAGCGAACCCAAAACCAATGATTTGGAGTTGTGTATGTTTTTTTACCGCCGCTGGTCACGCCCAATAAAACTCCTTGATATGGTTTTTTTGCAATTCCGGTAAGTGTCCGAGTTCGGTAGCCCTGATGTTTCCTATTCCACGATAAAAGCGAGTCTCCAACTGTTAACTGTGAAATAAATTTTTTGTTGCCATTTGAGAGGGTAATTTGGGTGTAGGGCGGCTGACAGTCGAAATCCATCCAACCTTCTTGGGCTCTGACCGCCTCATAGGTCGCGTAAGCTTCAGCCATGCCATAATCAAAAGACCCGCTGTCCACCGCGTCCTGCGGGCTAATATTTTCTCGCCGCATCGTGGCAATGAAAGAGTCGAGTTCTTTGTAGTCCAGCCGCCATTGCCGCGTGAGCTTGCACATCAGGCGGTGCCGCAACTCCGGTTCGACGGGTTTCCGTTCCATCTCCGAGCAGATGAGGTAACCCAGGCTGTGGAATGTAGACACCACGCCTGTCATACCCAGCTTTTTTTCGAGAGCCGCAGCCATTTCTTTGGAGAATGTCACAGCCCGAATTTCTGAGGACCGGACTCCAGAAGCGACGAGAGATTTGATCAGACTCACCATCGTGGTGGTCTTGCCGCTTCCAGGGCCAGCAATAACCGAACGGGCACCTAAACAATCGGTGATCACCAGTTTTTGATCAGCGTTTAGATCGGCCACAGTGCCCTCACGTTGTAAAGTAGTCGTGAATTTTGTGAAACCAGTGTTCAGGATCAAACCGATGGGCTAACTTACCGTGGAAGGTATGCCAGCCCAGCCACAGCATGAGAAACGACACCTCGACGCCAATTCCCTGCCAGAAGCCAACGATGATATGGTCCAAAATTCGACGGAACATGTGTTACCTCAAAAAATCGTGTGGGGACCTTCCGTTCTTGGAGCCGACGCGTTTCTGTGATACAGCGTGCCATTAAATTCGATGAAATCGGTGTGGCGATCATCTGATGGATACTTTTTTATGGTCAGCACCTCATCGAAAGACGCTGCTTCGAGTAGTTCAGCAAAATCGTACGGATGAATCTCAATTGGTTTGTTGTCCATACCTGACTTCACTCCAGAAATTTGGTCCCGATTTTTGTCATTCTCTGTGTGGCTAACGGGATCGCAATGGGCGACACGGATTTGTCACGGATTCCTCCGCAAAGGTTGCACCTCGTCCTGTGCTCAATAACGAGCGAGCCGTAGACCATGCTTCCCACACATCAGCGGCGAGCGACGCCGCAACCTCGCTTAGAACGGCATATCTTCGTCCGACACTTCGGGAGGGGCTTGACGCGTTGTCGCTGACCGCGTATGAGCGGCAGGCCGGGATTGACTTCGCCCCTGCGCCGCTGGCCGAGCCTCACGGTCGGTATTGGGGTCCGAGGAACTCAGGAGCTTGATGTCGGACACATTCACTTCGGTCGTGTACCGCTTTTCGCCCTGCTTGTCTTCCCATGACCGCGTTTGGAGTTTGCCTTCGACGTAGATCAGATCGCCCTTATGAATGTACTGTGAAATGAAGTTGTCGACGGAGGGTCCCCAAACGACAATGTTGTGCCATTCGGTTTTCTTGACCTTCTCGCCGTCGTTGTTTTTGTACGACTCGTCCGTGGCCAAACTAAAGTTCGCAACGGATTTCCCTCCGCTTGTGGATCGGATTTCCGGGTCTTTCCCGAGCCGACCGACAAGGATTACTTTGTTTACTGATGACGCCATACGCACCTCTCCTCTTTTGAGTTACCCTTTTGCAAGGGTGTGATAATTACTTTTTCTCTTCGATCCCGTTCGCCTCGTTGATCTTTTTGGCAAGACCTACGAGTCCGATTTCAGGATTGTTTCTGGTCACTTCAACGCGATTGAAGAACGTATCCCACTGAGCCTTGGTGATGGCCTTCACGTCATCGGCCTTGGTGACGCTGAGTAAAAACACCTTCAGCTTCACGTTGATGGGAGCTTTTTTGCTGGCCTTTAAATTACCGCCCTGCGGAGGAGGTGCGGACAGGTCATCGCCCAGTTGCTTGAACTTCTTGCGGTACTCGTTCATCTCCTCTTCGGTCGGGAGTTGGTCCAATTCCTCGTCAGCACCCGGTTCTCGCTCCGCAGCCGGTGCAACCGCCGATGTCGACGGGGCAGCCGCAGATGAGGCACCAGACGATGGTTGGGTCACCGTGGACGGGGCAACTTGGTTTGGGCCAGCCGCTGCAGGTGCATTCTTTGGGGCTACAGAGGCCGCTGTAGGGCGTTCGGTGGTCGCCGCAGCCTTTGGGGCGTCCGTCGCCCTGGGAGCGCTGTAGCGGGCGTCCTGGAAGTCGGGAATATCGGCCTGGGTAGGACGATGCGGACGGTCACCGTCGTTTTCATCCATGATCGGGTCAGCCTCGGGATCGGCCTCGTCGGGCACCAGAAAGGCGTTCTTCAGGGCGTACTTAAGAGCACCAGTTTGGGCCTTGTACCCCGCCTTGTCTCCCGTGTCCGCTCCGGTTCCCAAACCGCTGCTGGTAAGAATCTCGTTCGAGTCCAGATCGTGAAAAACGATCTGGCAACGAACGTTGACCGCTGAGAACGGCGCGTCCTTGTCCTTGCTGCGAGCGATGATATACGGCTGGCCAACAAACTCAAAGTTTATTTCGGCGTAGACTCGATTCTCCGAAAGCTGCTTTCGAATCGTGTGGGTCACGTCAGCCGACCGAATGTATCGGTATCTCTGTTGGGTGTTCTCCCCCTGCTTTTCGATGAACTCGATAGTCTCGTACACCTTCGCAAGCTTTTCCTTCAACGTCATGGTTGTTTTCTCCTCACACAAAGTGCGTTCAGTTCGGCGCTAACGTTACTCAACTCCATTGCAATTCTTTGAAGCGTCTCCATCTCCTCGCTAATTTTGGGTTCGGGTTTCGGCTGCACCGCATGTTCTGCGAGCCGGGTTTCGATGTTCTCGTCGTAAATGATTGAGATGGTTTTTTGAGTGATGGGATTTTCTACCACCACTTTAGGGTTCTCCAACTCAAACCCCATTTGAACCCCGATCAACCGAAGTCCTGCATGGGCTGCCATCCGGCATAAATGATCGAACTCCTCTTGTTCGCGTTGCCTATCGACAAAATTGGACATCATGTTGGACTCGATCTCGCAATAGTACCAAAGTACTGGTACTTTGTCAATCCTTATTTTTAGGAATATGCCGCCCAACTACCCACCACCAACCCAAATTAAATCGCCACACCATCACCCTGTTAATACATTTCCCGAGCCACGATTTTTTAAAATCGGTGCAAGCATCATACTCCATTGTCCAGGCACTGACCGCCATTTCATCCCAGTCATCGCACCAGTGACCGTCGATTTGCGACAGAGTTTTTCTTTCTTGTGCTGTAATCGGTGGCTGCATTCGTCATCCCTTCTTGTAGACTTTGCTTTCGTATCCCTCGGCCCCCAATAGCAAACCAGGAGCCCACCACGGGATTTGTACCATACACCATATCAAATCTTCGAGCCGCAAACCAAAAATATCATCGGCCTCTTCGGTCGCAAGCTCGTCGTGAAACAACCCCCACATATGAAAACCCATCTCATCGGCCAAAAACATCGAGTTGAGAAGATCGTCGCGGGACATCGCTTGAATCGCGTTTTCGCAGAGCTTGCCGCCGTAGGTCTTGACCCGGCCCCACTTGTGCCGCTTCTTAGCGTTCTTGCCGTCTGCCCCTTGAGTCGCGCTGTGTTCGATGCCGTCGTAGTAAATAACTTCAACGGTATAATCCCGTCCGGTCTTCTTGCTTTTCAGAACCTTCTCTTCGAGCGAGACATTCAGGTAGTGGAGAGCACGGCCCGAGGGAAGTTCCATGCGAACCATGTAGCCGCCGTTTTCCATTTTCTTTCGGCGGAACGTGATGACGCATTGCTTGCCTTTAGTCGGGTGCTCAACCCACTCTTTCTGTTTTCTGTCCCAAGTGACTTGCCCTACGCTGATTGCACCGCCGTTTTTGAAGACCTGCTTAAACGCCTCTTCCAAATCGGTCCAGAACTGCACCACTTCGGGATAAGACTCGCGGAAAATTTTCACGGCTTTGTGGGCCAGTTCTTTCGGCATGTCCGTACCGCAAACGCTTAGTGCATAGCCCCACAGGCCGCCGCGAACCTCGTCACCATACTCATTCGTGAACATTTCGCCGCCGCCCAGGCCGTAACCTGCACCCAACACAGCGGGCTTGGAGTTCTGCCGCTCATCTTCATTCCCGGCCTTATACGCGGCCCACATCTCGGCGTACGTTTTGTTATAGAGCTTGGTGCCAAACGAAAGGTACGGATCGCCGCCGTCTTCTTTGGAGTGGCGGAATACGTCCAGGATGGCGTCACACCCCGCCGCCCAGCCAAGCATGCGATTTTCGATAGCGTTTTTGTCGGCCACGATGAACTTGTTTCCTGGCTTGGCTTGGAACAACGACCGCAAGAGAGTGATGACGAACTCCACCACGGTCACAGAGTCTTTCGGATTTTTGGTCTCCGTAAACTCTCGGATGATCCCCTCGTAATCCTCGTTTTCGAGAAGTTCGAGAGCCCGCGTTAGTTTCTTCTTGACCGCCTTCTCGCCGCGAGGCAGGTTCTGCACCTGCATCGACGCATCTTCGCCGCCGCCGCTGGCCCAGCGTCCGGTGCGTGCCGCACCCATGTAGCGGAACTGGTATCTGATCCGATCATCCGAAGACGACAGATGCAGGAATTTTTCGATCTTCGTGTAAGAAGATTTGCGGGCAGAAGCACGAGCCTTGAGTGCGAGCCGACACTCCTCCGTCATCGGGGAGTCGGGATTTTTTATTTCGGCCTGGACGGTCGGGGCACGCAGAGAGTTGTATCGATAGCCACGCTCCTGCACCCAAGCTTTCATTTGCACATCGGAATTTGGATTTTCCAATCCCGTCATTTTTTTGACGAGTGCCCGCTGGTCCTGGATAAACCGCATGGCCAGCCGCCAGCCTTTTTCCGCCAGGTCCCGCCGCCCCGGAATCCCGAACTGATTTATTTTCTGGTCCAGCAACCAACCCTGCCATTCGTGCTCAGGGAAACCTATTTTCTTCATGCGGTACCACAAATCACGCATGGAGTTTACGTCTTGCCGACAGTACTCAACGTATTCGGCGAATTCTCGGGGATGGCTGTTGTGATCGCGAAAAAGTGGCGGTGCAATCCCAAACAGCGTCATCTCGCCACCCTTGCTGACGGGTTTGCAGAACATCTGCTTCAGCATGTCGCCGCGAGGGTCTTTCAGTTGGGCCATCTGCAAAATTTGGGCGACATCTTCTAACCGCCCCGGCAGAGACAGGTTGTGAGCCAAGACAATGGGATCGCGGAATTCCGACATAGGGACCGAAAGGCCAGGGTCCGCCACATACTTCGGCCCGGTGACGCGGTTGGTGATTTCAAATTCGAAGGCTGCGTGCCACGCCACTTTGATGATGTTCGGATTCCGAAATGCCTCCAGAAGTTTCTCAGGCATCGGCCCTTGATGTGGCAACCACACTTCGATGGGCTCTTTATCGAGAGCCCAAGCCAGCATGGAAATGCCAGTAGAAGGGTCTTTGGCGTAGTTATCCAACCCCTCTTCTGGTAGATCACAAAGAGAGTGTGTTTCGTAATCAACGAAGAGGTATGTGGCGGCCATTAGGAGACTAACGCGGCGTCTTTGGCTACCAGCGTGTTTTTGAGATGATCCCACGACTTGAAGTGAAACACCTGCGGCATGTGGTGGAAAATATTCTCGTACTCTTCGCCGACCACAAAAATCGGCATCTTACGTGTGAAGCCGATCCCGATTGCAATGCCGAACTCAACGTGACGACCCGCCCGGATGATCTGTTTCGTTTTGTCCGTGAACAGCACGAAAATATCCGCATCGCGAACGTCTTTCACATCGGTGATGGCGTAGTGCTGGTTCTGCTCGTGAGGTAGTTCGTGCACTCCGAGCGTAGGTTTGTGGGGCTCGTCCAACCAACTGGACGTAACGATCACCCCTTCGTCGCGAAGTTCTTGAGCGTATTGCTTAATTTCTTCCTTCGCTTGATAGGGTGCGGCCAGGTACACTTTTAATGGTTTCTGCATGGTGCTCCTCTATTTAGAATCGTTTTCCGTGCTTGGACTCCCTCTGCTCTTTACTGTGATCGGCCCGATTCCGGTTATATTCGTTTTTGGCGACGATGGCTTCCGCCAGTCGCAGTTTTCTGTCGTAAGCGTAGTTCATCAGTCGGATGATCGCGTCCGCGACTTCCACCTCTTCCGCAGTGAAGGCCGGGACATGACTGTCGGCCCACACGGTCTTCCTGACCGCTTCCAGCGTTTCGCCAAGTTCGCCAACCGCCAGCATCAGTTTTAGTCCAACGCGGGCATCGCGAAACATGTCGATAATTGGAAGGAACTCATCCCGACCGTTCGCAAAAATGAAATTTTGGAGTCGATCAACCAATTCGTCTTGATCGACAAAGCCATTTTTCCGATTGGTTGCCGCCATGTCGTCTTGCATTTCTTGAAATTCAAGGATGAACGAATTTGGGTCTATACTCACTTGCTCTCCTCGGGCAGCTTGGCCCCACGAGCGAGCGGTGCACCTTCGGCCTCCAACTCCAATTGCAGCAGAGCCAGGGCACGCCACGCCAACTTTGCGGAGTGCCGCATCCCATCGGTGTCCAATCCACCACGCTCCAAATAGTGGCGAATGATGGTGTCGGCTTGATCCGTCGATTTGCCGCGAGCCCAGTGCAACGGTTGACCGGGATTATGTTGGTTGTTTCCCTCGAACGAGACCTTAGCCACTTCGATCAAAGCGGCTGGAAAATAGTCGAGCACGCCTGTGCCAATGGGCAGATTTTTTCGCTCGCTGGCTTCCGTTGGGACCAGAGGCCGAATCTGGTCAGCAGCCACATGCTTGCTAATACCAAGTCGAGCCTTGTATTCCTCAACCGACAGATCAAACATCGTTGACAGATCAAACATGGTTCACCTCTTTGGGAAAAGTAGAGTGCGTAATTCTACGTCAATCTTTTTTGCAACATCGGGGTGTGCGACCAAAAACAACCGGGCGTTCTCAATCCCTTGCCCGAGATGTTCGCCCTTATAGGAGAACCAACTCCCCTCTTTCGAAACAACCTGGTGAGCTTCGCCCACCTTCAGCAGGTCCATTTCGCGGGAAATTCCCTCGCCATAGATGACTCTCACTTCGGCCTCGCGGAAAGGTCGCCCCACTTTGTTCTTGACGACTTTGATTCGCGTTTCCGCACCGATCACCTTATCCCCATCTTTAATGACCTGGGTCTTGCGAATATCGAGGCGGACAGAAGAGAAAAATTTCAGAGCACGCCCGCCCGTTGTCGTCTCCGGGTTGCCGAACATCACGCCGATTTTTTCTCGAATCTGGTTGATGAAAATCAGGATCGTTTGCGTGCGATTCGTTTTTGCGGTGAGCTTGCGAAGGGCCTGCGACATCAAGCGGGCCTGCAAGCCCATCTGTGGATCACCCATGTCGCCTTCGAGTTCAGCCTTCGGAACCAAAGCGGCCACCGAGTCGATCACAATCACGTCAATCTTGCCGGATTCGATCAGGGCATCGGCAATTTCCAGAGCCTGCTCTCCGTTGTCGGGCTGCGAAACCAGCAGGTGATCGACATCCACGCCGAGCTTGCGAGCGTAGACGGGATCGAGAGCGTGTTCTGCATCGATGAACGCCGCCTTCCCGCCGAGCTTTTGTGCCTCGGCAATAACGTGCAGAGTCAAAGTCGTCTTGCCGCCCGATTCAGGCCCATAGATTTCAATAACCCGTCCACGCGGCAGCCCGCCCGCGTCTAGTGCTAGGTCCAGCGAGATCGAGGAGGTGGGCACCACATCGACAGGGACAAAGGTCTTGCTGCCGAGCATCATAATCGAGCCCTTGCCGTGCTGCTTTTCGATGTCCGCCACCACATCCGACAAGCTTATGGAATCATCTTCTTTTTTCACTGTGCTCTCCACTCCCCATTGAACATGGTGATAATCGTTCGCTTTCCGTTCGGGTACGTGACAATGTGGCTGTGAGTCCACGAACTAGGGCCGTGATTGTACCCCATTCGAAACTCCGTGCTGGTTCCCGCGACGTACGCCCCGTCCCAAATTCCGGCGACGTGGGTATGGCCCGTGTTGGACCGCCGCCCGATCTTCGATAGTGCCGCAGACGATCCTCGGGAGCCGTTCGCTCCGCGATCCCCGTGCAGGCCGCATTCGATTCGTCGGTCGCAAATCAAAAATGACTCATCCTCTCCCAAAAACTGAGCGGGCAAATCATAGGCCGTGTGTTGGCGAAGCAAATATTCCAGAGCTACGAAGTCCGCGTTTTGCCGAACCGCTTTATACCTGGCGGCGTTACCGTCGTGGTAGATTTCGGCGTTGCGGGCGTCATCGAAGCGAGCGTCGTAGGAATCGAGCCAGCGATCTAACCAACGGTCGTGGTTGGAATTCACCACGATAGTTTTTGTGCTGGCCCGGTGGTATTTCTTCAACACGTCCGCACTGCATTCCAATTCGTGAAGCACGGTCATTTCGCGAAGCGAGCTTTTGAACCGCTCCAGCGGCTTTCGGGCGTCGTGGTGGTTGACGGAGACACCCTCGATCAGATCGTGGATGAACTGGTATTTTGGACGCAGCACGTCGAGCATGTTATCCTTGCCCGTTGCCGATAACTGCAGTACTTCGGGATCAATCATGGTTGCGTGAATGTCGCCCCAGGTAATGGCTTCTACCCTATGACCTGTTGTTACTTTACCATTTTCGACCTTTAAAGTCAAGTCATAGATCGTGCCAGTTGTATCTTCGGCGTCGAGTTGGCGGACTTTCCAAACACCATCGCTGTTGACTTCCACGATCAGGCCGCCGTACGTGTGGTGAAATTCAGCCACCAGGCCAGATCGCTTTTGAATGTAGTTTCGTTTGGTGACGGTGCCAGTGGTATACGTCAGCTTCGCACCGCTGCCTTGAATCGCTGCGATAGATCGCATTGCAATCTTAGCGTGCGGGAAAATCGAGGATTGGCGGCCAGAGTAAGTCTCGAACCCACGCAATGGGTCGCCCGCCGTGGGGATGATGTTGGCCTCGCCGCACCACACCAGACCCGTCCCCAGTTGGATACGATGATCTTTGATGTACGGCTTCAGGCGGTCGTCGTACCACAGTTCACGCTCCCCGCCCTTAAACGTGCCTTGCTTCACCGACATGTGTCCGTAGGAATTTTGGTCGTACGTGAACGTGCCGATGATGATCTCGGCGTTATAATATTTCGCCAGTGCCAATATATTTTTCCAAGTCTCCTCATGCACGTATGTGTTGTTCTGTGCGGACGTGAGAATATATCGCTTGATGTTGCCTGCCGGGGGAAGCGGGGCGACCTTCACTTCCAGGCCGTGCGTGGTGCCCTTAATAATTGGCTTCGGGGGTTCTTCTTTCTTTTTCGCGATCAGTTTCGGATTTGTTCCTTGGCACCCACACGTTTTTACGTCTGTTCGAAACGTCTTTTTCTCCCCGCAGGCGGGGCACTTACGAGTTTTCATGGCCATGTCGGTACACTCTCCCTCCCGAGGAGAGATAGCTTAACACGCACTACGCTCAAAAATCGTCATCCGAATCTGAAGATTTTAGAGCCTGCTCCCAACGAGCACACCTCCTATGAATCCCCCAAGAGTGGCCCAAAATCCGCGTTTCCGATCCTTCGCGGCCTGAGCGTCGACGCGAACATTACACGCGGCGTTGTCGGCCTTCACCGTCGCCACGAGTTCTGTCTTGTCCGCAGCGATCACGCCATTCGCCGTAGTAAGCTGGGACTGGGCATCGGTCGTCAAAATCTTCTGTGCAGCAAGCTGGCCCTGCAGGTTCGTGACATCACTCTCCGCTTGCGAGCCCAGGTCAAGTTGAGCCACCACGGTGCGGGTCAGCGGCAGCGTCATCGTCACAGTATCGTTTCCCACGGTAACATCGGTCGCAGCGGCCTTGGTTTGCGAAACCAAGCGGGCAGCAGCAGACTGTGCGTTCATGGATGCGTCAGTCGCCACCTGTTTCGCGGTCGCGGCGTTCTGTTGAGACATTTTGGTAATCAGAGACTGGATGAGGGCCATTTGAGCGGCGTCCCGAGTCGCATTCGCGGCCTGGGCCTGGTTCAATTGGGCGACCAGAGCCGACTGCGTTGCGGTATCCACGCCTTCTTTTTTCAATTGTGCAGCGGCCACGCGGGCGTCATGCTTTTCGATCAAGCTTTCGAACAGCCCGATCCCACCGATAATGCTTCCCGCGATCACGGCCAGTGCCAGCACCACGGCCAGCACATGAGCACGAATCCAAGAGATGTCGCTCTCGATGGTCGCGAATGGTGAGACCACTGCAGTTTTGGGGGCGGCTGGTGCCGGGGCCGTCGCTTTTGGTGCCGAAGTGGTTACTGATGTTGATGCTACGGAAGGAATCTCAGACATGGTTTTCTCCTAAGACAGACTGGTACTATAGTACTACGAGTGCGATGAATTTGTCAACCGTTTTTTCAAATATTCGATGACGGGCAAAAGATTTTCGGGCTGTCGCGCCGCATTAAAAAATCTCTCCACGTAGCCCAGGCCGTAATTACATTTCACGCATAAAATACCGCGAATTGACCACGGCATGGCCTCTTTCTTCACTGCCGCAATCGCCGCCTTTTTCGTTTTCGCGTGCTTTGTGAAGACCACCCCGCGACCCTCATCGTATGCACGGGCAAACCACTTCAGTCCAATTGCCAGCATGCGCTCGTCTGTCTGACGAGTTGCGTCAACATAAAAATGAAAATGGTCTATGCAGGCGGGACCGTAGACATCGAGGGGACCGCCGCAGATTTTGCACTTGCCGTTTTGTTCGGCGCGCTGCCGCTCCCGGTCGGCGAGAGTGATTCCATATTTCCGCTGGATTCGCTTGTCGGTTGCACGGGTTTTTTCAGCCTCGCTGCGTACCATCTTTGACGCTCCCTAAAGTACAGACCCATAATGTTGCTGGACCTGCGAGCCTCGTACCAGCACAATCCATCTGCCAGCAGCAACAGCACCAACAGAATATGATCGAACATAGGACCTCACTGTTGTTGAGGTGCCATTATAGCACGCACTTCATCGCCAGACAATTTCTTTTTGGCGTTGAGTTGCTCCGCAACTTTGTCGATGTTCTGTCGCACCTGCGGATCGGCGAGCAGAGCTTGTACTCTTGCCCGCGATGCAGCCATAGTTTGATTCATCTGCAGAAAGGGATCGGTACCGGACACGCCGCCTGTGGCCAGCCGCTGTAAATTTTGCTGTGGTGTTGCAGCCGCAGTGCCCATCAACTTATCGCGATTCTTGACATCGCCGCTAGCATGAACGGTAGTGGTACCGCCCGGTTCATTAAGACCGCCCGCCAGACTCGTGGCCACCATATCGCGGAGTTCATCCTGGCTCAGTTGCCCAATGGTTTGCTTATTGTTCGGAGCGTGAACGATTGTCTTGCCGCCAGTATCGGCCAGTTCCATGCTCTGCACCGTGCCAGGGTTCAACGCTTCGGAGATCACAGCGTGCCCCGCTTCGTGGCGGGCAGCACGAAAACTGACATCGGGATCGCTCATGTCTTCGGTGTTGTCCACGGGCTCTTTGAGGGTTTTTGGAATCGGCTTGTTCGCGTTCTCGCCGAAATTGAACGAGGTGTCACCCTCGTCCTCTGCGGCATGTTCGCCAAGTTCAACGGTCGGAGCCTTCTTTATTTTTGCGTCTGAGATTTGTCCTCGGATGCGTTGAGCAGTTTTTGCAAGCTCAGTTTGATTAATTGCCGCTTCGCCGCCTGCGGGCTCACCTTCACCTGCACGGGTGCCTCGTGTTTTGCGATACGCTTCGCTAAAGCCAGCCGATCCTCGGCCAATGCCGTACTGTTCTTTGAGTCTGTCGAGGAGCCCTCCTGGTTGAGTGATTTCGGGATCATTTGCAATTACCTCCGCATAGTCTTTTCCGATCTTGTTGATTACCGCTGCACTTAGTTTACCGCTGGCTTCCTCAGGAGTCAACCCTTCTTTTAGCAGCGTTTTTAAGCCGAGGACCGTGCCCCACAGTTGTTCCTGACCTTCGCCACCTTGCAGGCCGAGAGCTTTCGCGGCCTGTCGCAAGTGCACGGAATCCGCGATGTACTGTGCGGCAGGACCCTTCGACGGTTGACCATAAAAATCACGCATGTGGGTGTCGATCACGAGGCGATTTAGATTTCCCTTGCCCGCGACAGTTGCACCCATCGACGGCACCTTCCGGTATCCTTCACCTTTACCCATCAGAGGATTTCGTTTGGTGTCGTCCGAGAACACGTCACTATGGAAGGGCCGCTCGCCTTTCATCTCAGGGCTGTTGACCAGGTTGAAAAGTTTCGAGGTGTCTGTCCCCTCTTTGAGCAATTTCCCACGGCGGTCGCGAGTATCCGACATCGCCGCGTTGCCCTTCTTTTCCGCCCCTTCGGGTTGTGCACCGTTCTGCTTCAGAATCTCATCAATCGAATTTCGATCTGTGGGTTTCCCCGCGTCGAGCCAATCGGCGTACGAATGCCACGCAAGATTGTTTGCATCCTCGACAGATTTGTTGGCCGATAGGGCCGCATGCCATTGCTTCAAAATTTCGGCGTGCGAGGGGCCTATGGTGTTAGCGGCAGATTCACTTTGTTCAGCCGTCAGATTGTGGAAGATGTCGATATACCGTTGCCACCAACCACCAAGTGCGGCCCCCGCCTGCATCGCATTGGTTGTCTCGTTCACAGACGGCTGCAGTTTGTGGTACTGCATCATCACATTGCGTTGAGTCGTTTTGTCGCCCTTCAAATATTCTCGCTCATCCGGTTCGAGGTTATCGTAAATATTTTTGGAGACGTGCTCGAAGCCCGCGATGTCGGACTGGTTCTCGCCCTTCAAATCCTTGATGCGTTCCTCAATCGGATAGTTCGGAAATTCGGTGCGTAATCCAGACCCACGGGTAGGAATGATGTCATCCTTCGCGATGTCGTACGCGGATTTCTGATCGAGCTTCTTGGCGACACGAGCCGCCTCGGGGCCGACCGCCGCCACGTTCAACTCATGCCCGCCAGGAACCGCCGAGGTGTTGTCCCAGCCAACACGCAACTCAGGATACTGATCGAAAATTTCTTTGTGAGCGTCGTAGAAGTTTTTGAAATCCTGGGCCGTGGGTGCATGGTCCAGCGGTTGCCGAAACTCTGGCATGATCTCGGTGCCGAAACCCTTGGTGTCGGATTTGCCCGTACGCGGATTGATGCCGCCCGCCACGTTGTCTTTCGCAGTCGCCTTTGCAGCCGCCTTCTCGTGCCAATCGGCAGAGGTGTCGGGCAGGATTGTAGCCTTCTGTGGTGCGAATTCGCCAGGTTCCACTTCACCAGCGACGATCTTGGGGTTGTGGAAGAACCAAGATGTCTGGCCTTCCGTTTCCGCACGCATCGCGGGGCGTGCCGTATCGCTATACATTTGGGCGTGAGCTTCCGTGGCACTCTTTTCGCCGTTCTCGCTGAAGTCGTGGCCGCCCGCCGCGTGGCCCATCGCATCGTGAACCCAGCGGAAGACAGTGTTATAGGTTTGCCCGCCCGTTCCTGGAGCCATTTCGGACAACGGATGATCCGCACCCGTGCTGGACCCAGTGAACACCTTCAGACGATTGTTGTCTTTGATGTCCTGCATCATTTCGCCAGCAGACTTGTACGGGTCCTCTTCCTGAGGTTCGAATTTCAGCCCCAGGTCATCACGTAGGTGATGGAACTGTGCCAGCGTCTCGGCCTTTAACGCATCGTACGCGGCCTTAACGCGAGGATCGTTCGGATCGTGTTTCGCCTCGTCGTAAATCCTAGCGATTTCTGTTGCCCGCTCAGGATCAGCTTTCACCGGGCTGTGATCAATCTCAGGCATATCCTGTGCTTTCGCATATTTCTGTGCGGACGCCTGCAACTTTTTATTCGGAGAAACTTGCGGCCCTGTCTCCGCTTCTGTGGTAGGCGTGACGGAACCACCGCGAGGTTTCGCTTGCTGATCGGGATGTGCACCGATCTCGCGAAGCATTGGTTCAACATCAGAGGGGCGAGCAAATGGTTTTGTTTTAACAACGCCTTGATTATCTCGACTTACATCGGATCGCTCGATAGTCAAGTTTCCGTTTCGGCCTATTTCTCCAACGGCACGTTTCAGTAAATCCATTTGATCTTCTGTTATACCTGTTTTAGGAACCGAAACTGATAGCGAGTCTCCCATGCGGGATCGGAAAAACCGAGTCCGAATTGCCCCAGTCCGATCAAGAAAATCCGGTCGAGTGTCCGTGTTGGCTGCTCGCAATTCACCTGTAGCTCTACCAATCAAGTCCGGGTGTTGTAGACCTGCGGGAAGATTTGATATTTTACCATCAGGGGTTATAAAAGCGGGACCGTCTTTTACTTTCGCTGGATTAGTGTCAAGAGGTCCTGAAATATCCAGCACTTTTTGCAAATCAGAGTGATAGGTTGGTGCTGCTTCTTCGTCGCCGCTCAACTCATAAGTGTTGGGTGTTGGCTCCTCATGGAGCCCGCCGACATACCGCCCGGTGTCTCCGTACGTTTCCCCGAGGTTCACGGTTTGGCGTGGAAGTTGCCCACGTTTCGCGAAAGCTTGAAGATGTTCAGGCTGCGGGCTGGGATACAAATTCTGTGCGTGCACTTTAATCGCAGCTTCTTGGGCCGCTGTCGGCGTGCCTGCCGCGACACGATACGTGCCATCGGGCATGACTTGAAAGCCGACTTCTCCCTTTTGCAAATTGAAATCGGGCGTTTTATTTTGATTGCTGATTTGACCCGCCCGGTCCATTTTCACAAACATGCCAGGGCGATTCAATTCCTCGACGGACGCCACGCCGCCGCCCGCATGTCCACCTTGCGGTGCAGAGACTTCTTTGCCGCCGATGCCGCCGAAAGTGATGTGCTCAGGCTCCTCCGGTTTGACGCCAAACTCATTGAGCTTGGAGTTCATTTTCGCTTTCACGGATTCGACATCGAGCGGGCCAGGAAGGGCCGCTGTTTTACCGGGGTGATTAGGATGCTCGAACATATGAACATCGGAACCGGGCATCAATTCTCCCTTGTAAACCAGCCCCGCTTTTTTGACGATATCGCTTGGATTGGTCGGTTCCTCGGCTGCCCCGCCGACTTTTAGAACCCCTGCCTCTGGATTTTTAGCAAACGCACTTCCCTCGGGCCGCCCGGACAAAGCGTGCGATCCGGCCTGAATCGCCATGAGTGTATCGAGCCCCATGTGTGTCAGCAGTCGCGTGGCCTCGGCGGTGTCGCCTTTGTCGATAGCGGTTTTGAGATCGGGATAGCGATGGACAACTGAAGATGCCAGCGAAGCAGAAAATCCCAAAGAGACCAGCTTGGAAATCGCCTCGGCGGCCTCGGGGCCTTCACCCAGGCCAGCGGTCGCGGCCATCCCGGCCACGTTCCCTGGCGAAGTCATTTCCCCGGCAGCCTCCAGAGCACCCGTAAACGCGGGGTGTGCACGGCGTTGTGCGGGCGTCAGAGCCTCTTCCGGCGTCAAAAACTGTTCCTTGCCGTACTCAGGATTTTCTACTGTCCGCGTTGAGAGAGAAGGAATCCCTTCCGTGACCACTTTCTTGATCCGGTCGGCCACGCTGGGCTCAGGAGCGGGCTCAATCGTGGGACCCTGGACGTTCGGGCGAACCTTTAGAAACGCCGCACGCTGATCTTGGGCGGGGTCGTAGGTCGCCGCCGTATCAGGGTTGATTGTAATCGTTGGATCGGGTACGTTCGGGTCCAGGTGAATTGTATCGTCTTGGGCCACAGCCACTCCTCAAGGATTCAAAACATGCAATCGCGGATCAATTTCGAAAGCACGGGCCACGTTCTCTTCCGGGATGTCGTGAATCCCGCCATCGCTCGCCAGCACCCTCCGGTGCCCGGTAGGGATCGGCGGCAGGTGCTGAGACCCATCAGGGCGGGCAGGAAGGGCCAATGGGGCGGCCTGTTTCCCCTCGGGTGCCTGTTTACCCTTACTCGCAGCCGATGACGCCCCTGAAGCCGTTTCTGGCGTTTTTTCGGGTGCTGTGGCCGCAGCGGCCAGCACGCGGAGCACGTTCGGATGAGACTCGGCGGCCTCCAGTTCACTGGGGTCCAGGCTGGCCAACGCCTTAATCGCGGCTGTGGCCTTGTCTATCGGCGGAACGACTGGGGTCAGTTTCTTTTTCAGATCGAACAGGTTCTGTTTCAGGTCATCGGGAATGGCTAGCGGCTGGAGATGGCGCACCAGTTCATCCGGGTCCTTCGAACCATGAAATACGTCAAAAAGGTCGGCACGCTGTTCGTCGCTGATGGCCGGGTCATTTTGCAGAGCGGGCACAACAGGATCGGCGAGCGGAAACGCTGGAGAAGACATTAGCTAACTCCTTGTTCAAGTTCAACTTTGCCTAACATTACCTCGTATGACAACTCGCCCTTTTCGTCCATAAAAACTGCAATAATTCCGCCCGGTGCAACCGCATCAGCCACGTCGTCAAGCCCCATTATCGACTTGATCACAGAGTTGTGAATAAAAATCGCCGTGGGTAGGCCGTTGTAGGGGGTCCCGAGGTATTGAAAAATCACCTGAACCCGGTCGTGTAGCTGGTTCCGGCTTTCGCCGCCCGGAATCACCAGGGCCGGATCGGCAATGTATTTTTTGAATTCCGCGATCCGTTCGGGCGTTTTTTCTTTCCCCGTAAATCCGGCCACCATCCAAGGCCGCAGGTTAGGGTCGCAGGCCATCCAGGGGCAATCAACGCTGCCCGTATCCATCAGAAACTGAGCGGTATGCATCGTGCGGGGCACATCCGAGGAGACGACCCGCCCGATCCGCGTATAGGAGAGCCACTGGGCCGCTTTTTGGGCCTGCTCGATACCTTTTTCGGACAGGTCGAAATCACCCCATCCGTCCCAAACATGCATGTTTTTCAACTCGCCGTGGCGAATCAAATAGCCGATCAGTTGGCGAGATGGGTCCATGTTCAGCATGACTGTCCTATCATACCACCGATTTGCGATCCGGTCAAGATCGAAGTGAGGATCAATAAAAACGCCCTGAACTTTTCAGCCCAGGGCGTGCTGTGGGCTTTCGCCCGATGTCTTGGTGGAACCTCTTGATTACACGAGGTTCAGAGAGAATTCGTCCAGTGTAACAACGACTCCAGTTTCAGCCCCGCCCAAAGTCGCGGTGACGAGGAAGTTCAAATCCGCCTCGCCCGTGAGTCCGTTGACCACGGTCGTGGCCGTCTTCGCCCCGGTCGTGGAGGCAAAGGTCTGAGATTGGAACCAGCCCTGCAGGTTGCCCTGGGCATCCAACTGCACATAAGCATCGAGGGATGCAGACCCCGCCGTATCAGATGCGTTCAGTGTCCCGGTCGCACCAGTGGCGATCAAGGTACACAGTCCAGTCACGGTTGACGATGAATCGGTCGACGGAACGGGAAGATTGGCCGCCGAAATTTGATAGAGCTTCAGAATGAGCGTGGTTGTCGACGCGGTGCCGCCTGTCAGGGTAGCCGCGATGTGCAGCCACAGAACTTGGCCTGTTCCCTGATACAGTCCGGTGACGCCAGCGGACAGAGGGATATAGCCCCCGCCAGTCAGAGTCAGAGCGTTGTTGTTCAGTTGGAACACAGTCTCCGTGGTCGTGATCGTAGTACCTGAGAGAGATGCCAGCGTCAGTTGCTGGGTCCCGGAAATCTGCCGACGAATTGTTGAAGCGTTGGACATGGTATTTTCCTTTTCCTTTCAATTTCCTTTCAATTTCCTTACTGTACTGACGATCAATTAGACCGCAGAAACTTCGCACCTTACACGTCGGAAACCTGGCGTATTGTTGGTGTTCGGCCTCGCCACAACCCCAAGGAACCAATCGTACGAAACGATTGCACGGGTCTGAAGCATCGGGTTCGACAAGTCAATGTCGTTGTCGCCGAAAGTCTTGACGTTCACCTTGAAACTGGGGCTGCGTGGAACGCGGTTGCCCAGCAATTCAGAAGCCATCATCGCTTCGCGGCCAACGACATACGTCGCGTATCCCGTCTTGCCCGCCGAAGGATAGTTCGTGTACGTGGGAACGGTCTGCGTGCGGATTATCCGAACGCCAGCCCATTCGAGCACGGTGTAGCCACGGGTCATGTCGCCACGCAGCACTGCCGCACCGGATTCGCTTCGCTTCAGGGTATCAACCGCCGAGCCCGCACTGTTGTCCGACATGAAGTCGTACACAACATAAGGGTGCATCGCGGAGGTATACAGCCCGCCATCGCGACCCGGAACCGCGTTGCCCATCAACTGGGATTCGCACTTGCGGATCGTATTGGACAGCATGAATTCGTTGTCCAGCAAATCAATGCGAGCCGAAGACTGAGCGGTAGCTGCAGCTTCAAAGCCGTTAATCGCAATCAGGTTGCTGGTGAGTGCACCGCGATACGACAGGTTGCGGCTGGCATCCAGCGTAATGTCCGCCAGGAACATTTGCTGTGCGACGTTGGAAATGCCGATCCAATCGCCGTATTCATCGGCGAAGGCATCGCTGAAAACTTGGTTCAACTGCAGGGACGGCCCCGGAATTCCTTCCGACAGGTCATAGGTCGCAGCAGCGTATGGCGTTTGGCCATAGAACTGGAGCGTCCGACCCGACCGACGAGGCAGTGGACGAAAATCGCAAAGTTCCTCAAGGAACGGAGTGTTGAATTGCCATTCAAGGATCGCGGTGCGATCATAGGCAATCTGCGGAAAAGCCGCAAGAGTTGTTGACTGTACGCCAGGAGGCAGAATCATTGGAATCTTCCTTTGCCCAATTGGGCGTCGTGCTGAAATCCTCTACACTTATGTATTGATAAGTCAAAAAACTATCGGCGTGCTTGAAAACTGCTGATGAACGCCGCGTCCACATTTTTGCCCGACGCAAGTTGTTGTTGCTTCCAATGCTCCATAATTTGTGCTGGCGTTGCATCTGCCGGGATGTCAAATTTCGCATCGTCTTTCGTCGTCCCACTCGCGGCAGGTGCGGGAGAGCTACTGACTCCCGAACTTGCACCAAACAATGAAGACGACGTTGGTGCAGTGCGGACAGGAGCAGCAGGCGTGGTGCGTACGGCAGGTGCTGCAGGAGCATGGTGTGACGCGGGAGCGATGGACTCAGGCTGCGGAGCAGGAGTAACAGTTGCACTGGTTTTGTCGGGCATGAAAAGCATTCCCGTTCGCTTCATATCTGCGTACGCCATAGCCAGGGCTGCGACTTTATCTTTCGCGTCGATCAGGTCCATAGACGCGAGTTTCATGCCGATCATGGTTTTGTTGTTTTCGCCTCCGGGCCAGTCTGCACCCGCTGCACTGCGAAGAAATTCTTCGGTCGCATCGGCCCACGACTTTTCGAAGTTTTTGTTATCCGTATCTTCAATAGTGGTCTTGATCGCATCAATGGGCACGCCTTTTTTCGCGAGATAGTCATCAACGGCCCCTGAGCGTTCCAAATACTCGGCAGTCGTAATTTCACCACGCTTGAATTTTAATTCCAAATCTGCTCGCTCAGTCGCCTGAGCCGCCGCGATTCGTTCCGCTTCCGCAGCGTCAACAACAGGCTCCGTCTCCACAGTTTCGACAACAGGTTCTTGCAGAGCATATGCAACTTTAAACGCGTTGTTTATCGCTCGCTCCAGTTCAAGTTCTGACTCAGCTTCGAACGTGAACTCTTTCCCGCCGATCACTTCGGTTCGGGAAAACGGTTTTTCGGACGCCGCTGCACTTTCAGCAGCCGCTCTCTCAGCCGCCGCTCTCTCGGTCGCAGTCTGTGTTGCGATCACCTCGGCGTTTTGCTTCTCAGCCTCGGAGATAATCGCGGCCCGGATTGCAGCGGGGTCCACGGCGGCATAGATGGCATTCGTCAACTCTTGGTTCATAGAAACAGCAGGTAAAACTTTCGCTTCATCTGACATGGTAAGCTCCTACCTATGGAAGGATAAGTCAAAATTGTAACAAGATTTCAATAACTCCCCGCTGACCTCTGCTCCGTCAAATCCATATCAGCGAAGCGATTCAGAACTTCGCGGCGTACAAAATCTCCCTGTTGATCGGGCACGGCATTTTTAAAATCTTCGCCCTGCATTTGGGCTGCCCGCTGGTCCACACCCTCGCGAATCGCCGCCTGCATTTTTTGAATCAAAAGTTGGTGATGTTCTTTCGCGACTTGCATGCGAACTTTCAACACGATCATCATTTGCGGGTCCCAGCCGGGATAGTCCGCACACGTATCTGCCGCTGTCTGCACGATGTCTTGTGAGATGCGAAGCAGATCAAAAAAGCCGGGATGTTGTCGAAGGGCAAGAAGACGATTGGCTCGCTCTATTTCTGGTGTGGTGACCTGAACAAATGGCGTAGTCGCCGCCGTGACAGGCGGTAGTGGATTGCTGCTCATGTTATGCTCCAGTTATCACGGCCAAGATAATTATCATGGCCAAGATATTTTTACGATCCGAACGCTGCCTGATCCATGTGGGCGAAGGCACCCTTCGCGGCACGATCCAATCCCTGAGCTTCAGGAGTCGCGGCCTGCTGTTTTTCGAGGAGTGCCAAATCATTTTGATGATCGGCTTCAGCACCTTGCTGTTTTAGGGTGTGCTTTCCAGTCTCAATCAACATGCGATTTTCAGCCTGGTTGTTGTCCACGTCTTTCTTCACTTCCCCCTGTGCTTTCACGATACCAAGCTTGCCCTGCATCGCAGCGGCCTGCGTGTTTGCGGCCATGCGTGCCTTATCCTCGTCGTTCATCGGCACAATAACTTTTTCCTTGTACGGAACGCCGAACGAATCATATAGCGCTTCGAACATCGCGTTGTAGTCCAGCTTCATTGCTTGGACCGCCAAGTTTTCAACGGTTCCGGGCGACTGCAAGAAGGTCTGCAGAATGCCCATGTATTTATTCAGAGCTTCTCGTGCCGCCAGTTTGGTTCCGGCAGAGATTTCCACTTTGTAGGTGCCGTTGATAACATCGAGAGGCGTGGCTTTGAAAGCGTTGCCTAACGCATCCGACAACATCGCCCGGATTTGCGACGGCTTCAGTTTCTGATTCTCTTCAATGCAGAATTCCAAAAAGGGAATGAACACCTGTTCGGAGATCACGTCCACCAAATCTTGCAACTTGACAGATTCGCCGCCCGACAAAGCCTCGACGCCCGCAGGCGTACGCATATCGCCCGCCGCACCAGGATTGGAGCCCAAAGTACCCGGCCCCGCACCGCTGATCGACGCGGCCCACGACTTCATTTGAGCGATCACCGCGAGCGGTTCTTTCGCATCAATGGAATTGCGGGTGAGGGGCTTAAATTCGCCGCCCTGCACCTCAGTTTTGAAAACTTTCCCTGGAAAAATCCACTGAGCCTGAGCACTGTTGTTCGTGCCCGCAGGAGCGGTGTACGTTCCCATCAAATTCAAATTCATGTCGTCCAAAAAGGCGTTGATAACGCCCTGGCACACACGCTGGAAGTCGGTAAGCCAATATGCGATGCCATAACCGTGAGCAGAATCGGGTGCGTTGCGGAAACAGAAGCCCAAAAACGGTGGACGACCAAATTTATGCGTTTCGTTCAGTAGAACGTACTCTTTTCCGAGAATCACGCAATGCCGCGTTGCAGTCCAGTAGTCGAATATTTCAAATTTGCGGGCAAGAGGGTCATGTGACGTGCGTTCCGTATAATTTTCGGGATACGCCTTCTGTGGTGTCGTCGTTTGTTGAAAAATCGGGTTCCCAGTATTCGAGCCAAGCGTTTCCAGAGGATTTGTGGCGGCCTGACTCTGCATTTGAGGCGTTGTCAATGCTACGATCTGCTCGCGGGTCGGGATTTTCCAGCCCGCAGTATTGCGAAGGGCGTCCAGGTCATATCCGTTGCAATAAATCAGGCGTCCGAACCATTCCGCGACACGCGGATCACCTCGGCGAAGATCGGGAGCGTACCGAGCACGCCGAACTGGCACATGCTCTATCTTTGGCATGTTCAATTCCACGGTGCCGATCACTTTTGGCTCAATATCATCTTCATCCACTTCATGCGGAACTGTAATTGGGGTTCCGTTGACCACGAGAGTCTCATCATGGTGACGAGGAACTTTTTTGATGATCTGTTTCGTGATTTTTGTCCAGCCGTAGTGAGCTATGCCGAAGCCATAGAACAAACCGTCGTAGGTAATTTCTCGAAATTCAGTTTTCGCAGAGACGCCTTTGTATCCGCATGTCTTGAGTTGAGCGTTTAGGATCGCTTGCTGTGCTTCTGCACACTCTAGCGGAGTGCTAGAGGTTGCGTCCACTTTGAACACTTGATAGCCGCCAAACAGCGTTTGATTTACCACGCTGTGAATGCTATAAAACTGCTCCGCGACCAGCGGAATGCCCAGGTGTGAACGAAACTGCTCGCTACCCTTCCACTTAATGGGCTCGACCCATGCCCGCAGCATCAATTCGGCCACGTTCCAGCGTCCAATTAACCCTCGGGTAGCGATAAAACTCTCGGATTCCTCGCGATTTAGGTTGGCTTCCTTCAACATCGACAGGTCATCACGGGCCTGGTCCTCAAAAGCAACCTCTTTCACCTGAATAGGCAGAGCCGTTTGACCGTAAGGCACCGCTCCGGGCAGGTCTTGGATACGGATTTGCCCTCGGTCTTCAAAATGGCTGGTCGCCATTACGTTATTTTTGTTGATTTCAGCCATAAAGGGTCTCATTTAAGACAGAAAAAGTCTTGTTTTCAACAACACAACCCCGATCCACACCCGCCGTCGTAATAAGAATCGTCTCCAGGCGGCTGTTGCCCCAATTTTCGGAGCCAATTCAAAGTCGAGTCGGTTTGGGGAGGCGTTTCCAACTCGTATCCGGTCGGAGCCGCTGCCACCATGCCGCAGCAATCGGCAAAATCGTCGTGTCTTCCCAGCTTCGGCCACTTAGTTAGCTGCTTCACCAGCCGATCATACCCAGGGATTCCCGCGTAGAGCCAGAGACGGCCAGCTTCGAGCGGCCCTTTGACCGCCCCGATTCGAATCAGCTTGGCGTTTGGGGACTGTGAGCCTTTTAGCCACTGAAGCGGGACATGGGGAACACCTTTCTCTTTGGCATAGGCCGTAATCACGTTGTTGTAGGCTTCCCAACCATTGAACTTTTCATAAAACATATCGCTAGGACGATGCCGTAACAAAATATTAATGGTATTTTCAGCGACCGTGGCCGAGTCCCAATTCCCAAACAGACAGTCCACGATGTAAATCCGGCCTTGCGATTTCCGACAAACATAAACCACAGAATAATCGCGGCCCTCTTGCCCCACGTACGCCAAATCTCCCACGACAAAGGTGTACCCTTGGCTGTAGGTCGGCAATTGATTGATGTGGTGCAAGGTCTGTCGCCCGATCAACGTCTCGGTGAACGTCTGAGCACCTGTTGCAATCGGTTTGTTCTCGTACTGGTTGGCGAAGAACTCAGGCCCCAAGCGGACCCGCTCGCCTTCCAGAAACTCTAACGTATGCCCTATGACGCGGCCATCAACCGTGCGGGTATGAGGGAACAGAACGCCCTTCGAACCATTCGCATGAAACCCTGGGCATCGACATCCTTGGACTGAGCACGGCGGCTGCAGAATATTTTTTGTGTAGTCGTGGTAAACGTCCGTGTGCTCGCAGTTCGAACACCCCATGCTCCAGCAGTCGCGAATCGAAAAACGCCAAATGGTTTTCCCTAATAAGCGTTCCTCTTCACGGGCCATTTCTTGAATCCGCTCATACGTGTCCCCAAACGAGTACCGCGTTCCGGTCATCAGGATGAATCCGGCTGGATCAAGCACGGGACAGATATCCAAATAATCTTGGTAAGATTTTTCCAGCAGTTTGACGTTGCGATAGTTCTGATCGTTCACGAGGTCGTCAATAATGATGACATCGTAGTGCGATCCGGCCTTGACCGACTTCGCCGATGAAATAGCAAACGTGGGTTCGGCAAACGCATCGTTGGTCCTGCACGGGACGGTAAATTCATGGGCATTTCCCAACTTGCAGAGATCGCTGGACCAAGCTCTGGCATCGTTCTCGTCCTTGATATTTTTATTGCGTATGTCACGCAAACAGAACTCAGGAAACAAAAACATGAAACGCTTGGTAGGCCGTTCAAAGACACGCTTCACGCGAGCCAATTGGCGGGCCGCCAGTTTATCGCCACCCGTCAAAAAACAAATACGAATGTTCGGATAGTTCAAAATTAGCTGAACTGCAGCCACGATAATCGCAGACGTTTTGAATAATCCGCGAGGCCACAGCACCATCCGTTTTTTGATCTCCGTATCGAGATCGGACAGAACAAGATTCTCCCCTGGCCGCATCTGCAGAAGTTGAGCGAACAGTTGGGCGTGTGGGTCGGGCTGAAAATCCATGCCCATCAGCGGCACATATTCAACCGGAAGATTGGGATCGCCCGTTTTTGTAGCGGGCACAAAACCGCTGAGATAGAGGTGGTATTTCAGAGCCTTAAATCTCTCTTCGTACCACAGGTCTTTTTCGGCGTCAGTGGCGTGTTCATACCACTTCTTGAATTGGCGAGGGAAATTCGTCAGGTCAACAGAGTCGCGATATTTTTGTAAAAGGGTTGGATCAACATCAAACATGGGTCTGCTCCCCCACACTTACGATTGAAAAGTCTTAATTGGGGGTTCCTGAGCCAAGCGTAGCGGTGCGAATGTTGGTGCGGTTGAATATGGATGTGCCGATCACGGTGGTGTAGGCGACGAGGGCCGGGGTCTGGCCTGGGGAGTTTGGTCCTTGAGTCGCACTGTGCACGGCCAATGGATATGTATCGGTGGGCACATCGGGCTCCGGGCTCGTGGTGCCGAGCAGTGGCCAGTAGGCAACAAGATTGCTGGGGAGCACACCAGGTGATCCGGCATATTTCATCGCAGCTTTAATTTGCGTAGCTGTGAGGGCCGTGTTCCAAATCGCGACGGAATCAATGTATCCATCAAATGCTCCGGTCGTGCCGGATATCGCGTCATTTCCAATAAAGATCGGGCCGCTATTCGACGCAGTTCCCGTATGCGAATTTTGAACCGAGTAAGAAACCTCCACCCCATTTAAAAAGAGTTGGGGTTTTCCCGTCGCCTCATTAAAAACGAACGTAACATACTGCCACTGATTGAGAACCAAGGTGCCTGCCGCAGACGTAGCAGCGGCCATCTGAATTTTCGCAACATTAATTTGGCCGTAAAGCTGACCGTTATTGTCGGCGATATCTTTAGCAATAAATAGGGCAAGATCAGACAAGCCACTGAGCCCGAATACCGTCCCACCGCTCACACCGCCCCAGCCTATCGGGTAAATCCACCCTGAAACGGTGTAGCTGGTGGTGGCCACTACGGTGAGGTTGGTACTCGATTCGAGATAGCTGCCGCTCAGTCCTGTAAATGATCGACTCATAGCGATGGTCTCAGCGTCCTCACGAGCGGTAAAATTTCGGTATAGTACGCAAGCCGCGTGGTGCCTTCCTCGGGTATCTGGCGAATCAGGTAATGAAAAAATCTCAGCGGATCGGTCGCGGCATATGAGACGCGAGCTTCGACGGATTCTTTTTTGGAAACAAATTTTAAGGCAATCGGAATGATCTCGCCAAGGACTACGAGCACGCGATCCTTAGGTGCCCATCCCGGTGTGCCCATATTTTGAGCCGCCCACCAGAAGAGATAGAGCACCGCCTGCGGATCAGCCGTACGCCAAATATCGTCCGAAGTTTTTCCCGCAGCCCAAGCAACGCCCTCGGGACAGGCGGCATGACTGAGAATGTCTGCGGTAACCTGGGCTGCCGTCATCATTGACTTCTACCCTTCATTTATGGAAACTAAAGTCTTATTTTTCTCTCGAACCTTAACATGGTGCGGAACAGAAAGTCACCTTTCCTAGGTCAATAAATAAGTGAAATTTGAACGGTGTCGGTATCTGAGGTGCCGTCCACGAAAATGCGGTCAGCACGAATGTTGTCGGACGTGATGATGGTTGCGATCTGTCCGCTCAGAGATAGTGCCGCTGAATAACGGCTGCTGGAGACGTTCAAATCGCCGACATAGACCAGATCGGTTCCGTTACTCTGGCCCGCTTCGAGACGGACAGCACGATATTGTTGGACAGGAGCCGCCGCAGTATTTCCGGTGTCGTTTGTACTCCCGACGTTCGCATGCGTAAACGCGAACCGAAATGATCCGTTCGTTGGGTTATTGTCCAGAACGGTGACAGTCTTTCCGTTGAAATATGTCGCGGTAGAGAAGCCCCACAGCGTAACTTGCTGACCGCCGCCAACTGCCCCGGTGCCACCCGCGATATCGAATTTTGCATTCGTGGTTCCATTAGAGGTGGGGTAGCCGTTCGGCCCGTTATATCCGTTTGCGGGAAGATTTCCTGCTCCCAAGACAATGGTCGCGATGTTATTTGTGATGGAGAAAGATTCGGCAGCAATGATCGCTCCCGTATAGACGGGTGTCGGCGTTCCCGGCGTGATCGTCACCGCTCCGATAGTTCGAATGGTACCCACGATAAGACTCCTCTCAAAAACTCAATTACGGTTTTACAGTGCCCATCGAGTCTCGCATAATGGGACCCTCAGGCCGTGCACCAGGCATCACACCTTTGTGCCCGGAGCCCTTGATGTCTTTCGGCGAGCCCGCCGCCATTTTGTTTGTGCCGGAAGCTTTTTTCAGATTTCCAGCGTCGATATGCACCGCCCCTTCAGGCCGGGGCATGTTCGAGATCGAGGCAGTCTTCTTGGTGCCGGGGCCAGCCGCGACCAGGTTTTTCATACCCGCCATCATCGCGACATTATGATTGCCATGCCGACCGGGAGTCATCATCCCACCGACATTGCCTTTCTTGCCCGAGGCTACAGGTTTGGGCGAGCCTTTTGCTTTCATCATGACATTTTTCCTTTACTTGGTTTTGCCAACGATTTCATTCCAGCCGCCATCATAGCGTGCCGTCGAGCCTTCTGTGCTTCGGGAGCGGTCAGAACATGCTCTCCCGCTTTCAGTTGGTACACGCCATCGGCCATTACTGGGCCGCCGCTGTGCATCTTTGGTGCATTTTTCACAGCACCGATATTTTTCGCTTTTTCAGATAGCTCTTTTGCGATCCCTTTTTCGGGTTCACCAATTGAAATTGATGACTTTGAGGGTATCGCGGGCTTCGCGGGAGCGGCTGCTGGTGCAGGCTTCGGACTAGGAAACGCCGCGTTAGCGTGAGCAAGAGCCCCCTTCGCGTCTGCCAGCATTTTGCTTACAGGGTCGTTTTGAGGCATCGTCTTATCCTTTGGCTTTTGAGCCGGGTTGCGACAGTTTTCCGATGTTGGGGAATTTCTTATGAACGGCTGCCCGCACTTTCGCTTTTTCAGCAGAGCTTCCAAATTGGCTGACGCGAGATAAAGCATTTCGAGCATGTGCCTTATCGTTAATCGGGTACCCGCCCTTCCCTCCCTCACGTTTCGCGGGCAGAGCAAATTGCTTTTTGGGCATCGCGGCCCGCGTTTTGTAGGTTAACTTCGCCATACCTGTTCCTTCTACTGAAGAGATGGAAAGTCTTATTTCTAGATGACCTCGGTCACTGCAACCAAATAATATGTCATTTGGGCCGCCGTGTTTGATGCATAGCTGGCCGCAGTGATTGTAACGGCAGTTGATGCGTTGGTGTAGATTTGGGCCGTGGCCGTTGCGTGATAGGTTGTTGTGTTCCCTGTCGAAGTGGCGATCATCGTCAACGTGCGGGCGATGCCACCTTGGTCAGTCCATCCGAGAGTGATCGACGGCATTGTCGATGTCGCGGCACCCGTCGTAGCAGCAACCGTTGTGGCCACCGTGACCGTAACCCGCAACGTCGTTGCGACCGTGGGCGTGAAGATCGTTGCAGCCGTACCTGCGTTATAGTTGGCCGTCAGTCCGGTCGCGTTGATCTGGTTCGGGATGTTGGGAACACCACCTTGCCCTGATGGCAAATTGGCACTGATGTTCGGAGGATTACTCGAATCGTTCTGCCACGACACGTTCACGCCGTTTGTCGGGGCGGCAGGTGTGGTGTTATTAAAATTTATTGTCTGTGCCATGTGTTACTCCTTATCCTAGCTGATACTCCCACCAGTGAGATACCGTCAGTGTTCCTGATGTGCCTGAGGTGAACATATAAATCATACCGGGCATGACTGGACATTTCACAGTGCAAGGTGCACTTCCTGTAACAGGTGTTTGGGAATCGCTTGTTGTATACGGCGGCAAACCTGCATCAGTGTAAATCGATTGTTGGGAATCGGCTGCCGAATTGGCACAAATAATTTGCACCCATCGAACACGAAAGGGATCGTTGATCCACATTTGAGGCACATTGCATGTCACGTTCGATGCCCCGCTGTTTAAACTAGCTGAATAGGCGTTCCCGGTTCTGGACTGGCCTTGTCCCGTTGTTAAAACTAAATCCGCTGATTTGGTGCATGGGATGCTCCAGGTATATTCATACCAATGAGCAATTGAGCCGCTGGCTGCAGTCACTTTATAATAGTGATACGGCGGCACAAGAAAAAACAAAGTGATCGGGCCGCTACTGCTAGATGTGTTCTCCTGCTCATCCACGGTGTTTAGAGGGCCGGGTGTGATATCGGAAACCGCCGTGACGGTGCTAGTGCTACTTACTGACGAACATTGAACGCTAACAAATAAAGTGCTGGACGAGTTGTTCTGATAAACTGTGCCACTCGATCTGCTTCCCGATAGATCGCTACTTGCAGACCAGGCCCCATTTTGACAAATCCATTCTCTCCAGACTGAAAGGTTTGGAGTTGTAGCCGAACCGTGCGTGATCTCGTAGTAGTATCCTGCCGGAACAAAAAATAACACCGGATATCCGGCGTCAACATGGTTTCCACAGACCGCGTTATAAACAGGGGTAGCGGGCACGGAAGACGTACCGATGTTTGCTGTCACGGTTATGTTGGCGTCTCCGCTTCCTGAAAAATACTGGTACGCAAAAACCAGAAGAGGGTACCCGGTTCCGTTATAATAAACTTTGTTCACAGTTCGTTGTGCATTGACCAAGCTGATGGGAACTTCAATCATGCAAGGTCTGTTGTTGGCCACAGGAAACGAATTGACTTCTACTTCACCTACTGGTCCTATGCCATTCACAAGGAACGAAGCACTAAACGGAGTGGTAACTATTCCTCCACCCACGTTCATGGAATCGGCTGCACTACCCGGATTGTTTATGCTACTCATGGAATTAGCTCTGTGTCGTCCAAGTTGTCACCGTGATGGCCACGGCGTTTGAATTGTTCACTTCGAGGGCCGCACCGGCCCCAGTAGTGCACCAAGGTTCTCCACTGATGTCTAAAACACACGAGCCACCAGCCTGCAAATAATACGGTCCTAAAAAGACGTTGGTTCCATCGCCAATTTCAATATTCGTGGCCGCTACAGCGGATATCACCAAACGCCACAATCGCACAGTCGTAGAACCTGACCCACTCACAAGAGATGTCCAGCCTGAAGAGGATGTGGTGGTATTGGTGCGAGTCGTGGCCCCTGTTGTAGGTAGACCTGGCACCGTGGCCGCATTCAAGCTCGTCGCGGTCGCCTGCGTAACAGCGATGGTTTGCGAGGCCGCAATCGTCGCGGTAACGGGAAAGGTTGACGCGGCGTTACTGCGAACGTAAACCGATCCGTCAGCAAACGCACCAGCCGCCGCAGCCCCTGCAGCAATAGCTCCGCTCGCAATGGCTCCACTCGCGATAGAGCCCGAAGCAAAGGCACCGCTAGCCACTTGGCCAGAGGCTATCGAAACAGGTTGCGTAACCGGATAAAAGGTTCCGCTAACTGGAACGGCCACGCCGCCGCTAATGCCTTGCACTGTGAGAACAGCGGTTCCTGGAGTGCCTGCGGTCCCACCCCCGGCAACAATCCACGGAGAGGTGGACTGAGTAACCGCAAACGGGCCAGACCCTATGCTAATCGTGCCCTGCACATATCCTGGGTGGCCAGATGTGAACAACACGTTGGTGCCGTCTGAGATTTCGACTTGCCCGATAAGCGCAGACCCAGCGGCCAAGGATGGAAGAGACGCCAAGGACACGGGTTGAGTGGTTTGCCAAAATGTGCCCGTAACGGCCACGGAAGAGGCAATTGAAACGGGCTGCGTGACAGCAGACCCATCGATTTTAAGGGCTCCTGCACTGGTGACTTCGGCTAGGTAAGTGGCATTGGTGGGATCGGCCAGCACCATCGTCTCGCGGACGACTAGGTTGCCGCCGATTGTTAAACTCACGGCGTCCAGAAATTGCCCGGACCCCGGAGTAATAGCTATGGTCGCTTGGGTGGGCATAACGCCTCTACTTAAGGAAAACTAGTCTTGTTTCTAGCTCCTATGGAACAAAGGTTAATAGCCCATTCATAACTGCTAAGGCGTTCTGCATTCGGGTTTGCATGGTCTGCAGAATCCACAAATTTTGTGGGGCCACAGGAAGAGATTGCACCAGATTGTTCAACGTAGCGATTAGGGGAACAGTATTAGCGATGGTGAGGTTCAAGTAGGTTGGACTATCGGAAGCCTGCTGGCTGATGAGCAAGTAGTATTGTGCCTGAATTGCGTCGAGAATCGACAACATGCTGGAAGATGAGAACAACAACTGATATTGAATAGCCTGACTAGTGGTAAAGAACGCCGCTTTTTTCGCGATTCCAATGCAGGCAAACGTAGTAGTCGCAGCGACAAATTGATTTTGATAAACCCAAATTCCCAAAGTGTAGGTGATCGTAGCGGCCAAACCAAAAGTGTCCGCTACTTGAACCGTAAAAGTGTAATTGCCGGCGACCGTGGGGGTGCCCGACAAAATACCAGAGGTGGCAGACAATGAAATTCCTGGCGGAAGAGTGCCTGAAGTCACGGTCCAGATGTACGGGTCCACACCGCCGAGAACCATTAATGTGACGCTGTAGGGAACATTTTGAATCCCGCGTGGGAGAACGGGCGGGATAATGAAGATGCCACGAGTCGCCAGCAGTGCGGCTAACATAAAATGCCCTCCGCACCGTTTACTTTTTTGCGTTCTTCCCTGGGCGAGACAGTCCAGCCTTGCTCAAGGCAATCGCAATCATTTGCTTACGCTGGCCTTTTGCGGATTTGCTGGTGTCCACGGTACTTGGTTTGTCGTGGAACACTTCGTGAAAAGCTGCGGCCTTGCTGAGTTTAGCGGCCATGTTCGTCATCCTCATCGTGATCGTTGTCTTCCGGCTTCGGCTGCATCACGTATGAGCAGCATCCGTGCTCTAAGCAAATCTTCACGACTGGACGATTGTTTATGAGCACCAGGCGGTCTTGCATTTGTGGATCGCCGATCACCATTGGGTGAATGCAGAAGGGTTCGTCAGGAGCCGTTTTGTGGATGCAGTCTTCGCAGTGATACGGGCCGTGTTCCTCATAGCCCGAGACTGCAGTACCCGCCTCGTCATAGATAGACCCCAGGCGGGGCTGCCCTAATGCACCGATCCCGGAAAGCATTGACTGGTCCATACTAATATGACGGAAAGTCTTAAACTCACGCCTTAAATCCGAACGGGGATTCAACCTGGACTTCAGGCTCAGGCGGTTTGCGTTCGTACTTTTTCCGCTTCTCTTTTCGAGCTTGCTTAGAAGCCTCCTGCACATCCTTCGGCACGGTGCCGAGCGGAATGTACCGCGTACCTGGCAGGCGTGCACGGAACCCGAGAATGTCGGCTTTCAGTTCCAGAGCCCGAAGTTGTGCGGTGGTCAGCTTCTTATTGCGAATGGCCCGATCCAAGAGCGTAATAAACTCTTCGATAGGCTCTGTGTTGAAATGCCTGTTCAACGCCGCCACAATACGGATGTTGGTCATCAGGCTGTACGACATGACGCGAGCGATTTCCGGCGTTTTGCACTGATAGGCCGTGCGTGTCGCCTCAATGGGATCGTACTGGCCGTTCAGAATGCCGCCTTGGCAATACGTCGCCACGAACAGCCGCTGCTTCTGTGTCAGCTTTTGATATTCGGGAGTTTCCTGCAACTCCTCGAAAGTTAATTTTTTTCTTGTGTCGGCACTCATGTTATTGGCTCTGTCGAACGTATCCCTCAATCTGCCCTTCACGCAGCAACCGGAACTGCACCCCCTCAATGACAGTTGTCTTGCCCGCATAGGGGCCGTAGCAGACGATATCTTGAGGTTTGGTAGCAGGACAATACTCTCCCGTGGGAGAATAAATCGCTAAACAGCGTGGGCCTACTGACACGACAACGCCAAACGCCATTTCCTGTTGCCGCTCGTTGTCTGGCATCTCGATACCGTCAATGGTAGATGTCCGAGGTTTGTCGAGCACCAGAACCAAGTCGCCAGCAGGTTCCAAATAAGTTTTAGCCATTAATTTTCTCCTGAGATTTTTCAACCACGACTGCCCCCATCGTAATGATAGAACACGCAACTGCCGCCGCGTTCCGTAAAGCTTCGGTCACCACGCGGACAGGATCAACGATCCCCGTTTCGATCAGGGGCTCGAACCGATTGGTGAAGGCGTTGTAACCTGTCGTTGAGTCGCTGGCAACCTTTCTTAGCTGCTGCACGATTGAGTTTGAGTCGATCCCTGCGTTTTCGGCGATCTGTCGTACAACTGCGGTGCATGCGGTGTGAACAATTTGAAATCCTCGGTAGACGGATACCTCAGAAAAAGACGCCCCATCGCTATCGATAATGTTCGAGGCTCTCAACAGTGCCGTGCCGCCCCCGATCAC